CCCCATTGATTACTTGATACTTTTATATCATCAATTGTATATGAATTTGATGATGTATTAATTGTTTTGAAATCTACATCACTTGTTGTTCCCAAGTCTTGATCAATATTATAAACGGTTGGTGGTTTTCCACTTCCTGGTAATCCTATACCACTACCAGGATCTTCTTCTATTTTTTCACCAGGAAATCCTCTTGGACCACCCTCAATATTATATATATAATTTATATTACAACCAGCCGAATCTTTAAGTGATACTATTTCTGTTACAGATTTAGAATTTGTATTTGTATTTATAGATTTAGGAATAAATTTTGAATTTATATTTTTTGACAACGATGGTAATAATTCAATATTATTTATAATTTTTTTAGTTTTTACATTATTTGTGTATTTTGATTTTATATTATTTATTGTATTATTTTTTGTATTACTTATTGTATTACTTATTGTATTACTTATTGTATTACTTTTTGTATAATATTTTTTTTTATCATTTATTAATTTTTTCTTTATACTATTAATTTCTTTTTTACTTAATGATGTATCATTATAATATATTCTATTGTTTTCATTCATAGTTATTAATTAGTATAGTTATTAATTATAATAGTATATTATAAATTTAATATACTATTATAATTTAAAATTATATTAACATAATTATGTTAATTATAATTTAAAATTATATTAATATAATCATGTTAATATAATTTAATTAAATTGATGTTAGACCAGCTTTTTTCCATCCTTCATTTGTTTTAACATATATATAATCATCATCCCATGTAAGTGCACCAATATCACCAGTAGAATCAGCTGTCCCGCTTGGCGTATATGATGTTGATATAACTAAATCATCAATTGTAATTTTAGCAAATTGAACATCTGCGGTAGTTGATATATTTTGAACAGTATTAGCTGTAAATTGACGACCAGTTGTTGATGATGTCCATGTTATATTTGATGAGTCAATAAAACTTTCTTTTTCTTCAGTTGTTAATTGTCTATTTGAATCAATTACTATATTTTTGTTTGGTAGAAGATTATCTAAATATATATCACCATATATACGAGATATACCATTTACTGTTAATTCTCCTTCTGTAATTGGTATAGATGGTCTATAATATGAACCATTTATAGTTACACTATATGCACTGGCACTAGTATTATTATCTGCTATAAATATTTTGTATCTTTTTGTTCTATCAAAATATGTCAATACTGTAGAACTTTGTGAACTATTTAATATATTATTTGACCAAGTTGAACCATCATAATAATCAACATTTATAGATGATGTTGATACTTTTAATCTATATTTGTGACCAATTGCTCCTTGATTTATACCACTACCTAAACCAATAGAGTAAGTCGTTTTACGTGAATTATTATAAGTTGATATTCTAAAAACATCAGTAGATCCTGTAATATCAATATATAAATTTGTATAAGCATACAAATATACTATTGGTGTTGGAAATACTGATGGATCATAACACTCTTCTATTAGTCCTATTAATATTGCATCATTTTCCATATTATTAACAGTAAATTCACATGTACAACTTGATCCTGTTACAGAAAAATCAAGTATATCTTTACTTGTTATACCATTTGGCATTAAAATAGATGTGGTATCTATTGTTGATGCTGTATCATTTGGATAATTTGTGGTTGAAACTTCTATATTTGAATTTTTATTATCTGGATCAAGTTCTAAATTTATAAGATTAACTTCTGGAATTATACCTGTTGGACCAATATTTAATTTACTTGTTACATCAATTCTATTAAATTCAACATCTGATGTTGTTGATATATTTTGATCTAAATTACCCAAATAACCCCATTGTGTTGATGAAATAGTAGTATTATCGATATTTTTTAATTGATTAACTTCATCCGTTGTTAATCCAGTTAAACCCAAATTATTTATTGTATTTAAATCATCTGCTGTACTTTGCGAAATATTTGCACCATTTACCGTATTAAATTGAACATCGGCGGTTGTTGATACACTTTGATCTAATGATGCAACGTGTTGCCATTGTTCTGCTGTTACACTTACACCATCTAATAAGTAAGCATCAGATACTGTTACAGTATTAAATGTTACACCACTTGTTGTTGTTAAATGTTGATTAATAAAATAACCATTACAATCAGCAATCGCTGATTTATTTACTATATCTCTATCTATAAAATTACCTGATGATTCTTCTGATTCACATGGTAATCCTCTTGGACCTCTTGGACCACCTTGAATATTAAATATATAATTAATAGTATTTTTATTAGATGATACACAATTTTTTATAGATGACAATGCTTTATTAAATGATTTACTAGATGATTTATTAACAACTGAATTATTATTTATATTTATAATATCATAATTATTATTTGATGTTTTTGATATAATTGTTCTTTTTAAAGGTGTCACATCACCATCATATAATTTAGTTGCATTAGTATTAAGAGATGATTTATTTTTTTGTTTAGATTTATTTTTATAATTATTAGAACTATTATTAAAATTATTAGAATTAACGGATGATACTCTATTACTTTTAGGTAGTATATTAGTTTTCGTAGTTTTACTTACAAAACCATTATATAAAGAACTCATTATTTATTATATCAATACGATTAATAATGTATACTTATAAGTTTTTATTTAAAATTAAATACCTATTATATAATATTAAATTATAAAATATTAACTAAATAAATATTAAGTAAATAAATATTGCAATTATGTTATCAAATCAAAAAGGTAATGCTATTCGCCGTATTCTTAGTGATTTGAGAGACATTGAAAGTAGTGATTTATCAAATGAAAATGGAATATATTACGAATACAATGATAAAAATATATTTAATATTAGATTCTTAATTATTGGTCCTGAAGATACGCCATATCAGAATGGTTTTTTCTTTTTTGATGTGACATTTCCAGATGACTATCCATTTTCACCACCATCAGTTAAATACAAAACGAATGGATATGGAACGCGTTTTAATCCTAATTTATATAGAAATGGTAAAGTGTGTTTATCTATTTTGAATACTTGGGATGGTCCAGGATGGAGTCCATGTAATACGATTTCCACAGTTATGTTATCAATTTTAGGATTAGTATTAACAAAAGACCCAATACGTAATGAACCAGGTTTTGGAGATTGTAAGCAATTAACATCACAAGTGTATAATGCAATAATAGAGCACGAAACACTGCGAATTGGTGTAATTGATATGATTAAAAGACCACCTTATGGTTTTAAAAATTTTAAGAAAATAATAATGAAACATGTTAATAAGAATAAAGATTGGTATTTAGAGAGATGTAAGACATTAGATGAGAAATATAGAAATAAGACATTGAATTTTTCATTATATAATATGAGTATTATTTGTAATTATGGAAAAATATTAGATGATATCAGTGAAATAATAGAGAAAAATAGCAATACTTCAAGAAAAAAAAGAAAGATTAGACACAATAGCTCAAATCCAAATGTAAACGCATGTATTTGTAAGGGAGTGTTAAGAAATGGAAATAGTTGCACATATAAAGCACAGCCTGAGAAAGAGTATTGTAGAATTCACGATAAAGGATAATGAAACAAACTATAAAAATGATTAGTTATGTGTATATATTTTAAAGATAACATAATATACTCATATTATATAATATAGTAAATCAAGGATCTACGTGATTAATTAATATTAGCGTGTGAGTGCAAGTGAGTATTCAAGATGTCTTATTTTTGTCCTAAATGTAATAATCTCTTATATTTTAAAGAAGAAGCAAGTGATTTATATAAATATTGCACTAGGTGTGGTTATAAAACAGTTAGTAATGATACAGTAATTGATTCAACTGAATATAAGAAAGATGCTGTTACGAATACGTATAATTCTAATGCTGTATATGATGATAGATTAGCACGTACTACTCAAATTCCGTGTGTGAATAATAATTGTCCTAATCCCAAAGATAAGGGTAATCCAGAGGTTGTTTTAATTAAGAATAAGGGTGATTTACGTTCTAAATATATGTGTTCTGTTTGTAAAACAGAATGGGCATAATTTTATAATATAATATAATATACTATATAACATAGAATTAGTTAGAAGACTAAAATATATAAAAAATATAAAAATATAGAATATAGAAAATATAATAATGAAATTAATAACAGATATATCTAATTTGAAAATAATAGAACCAAAATATATAGAACCAATTGTTGATGAAAAAACTGGTAAAAAGCGGTTTATATGCTGTATTGATAAAAAATGTTTTGAGGTACACCCGGATATTGGTCTTATAAATCCATATCTTACTAATCACAATGTAGATGAATCTGGGAAAATCACATATTCAATAAAATACGTATGTCTATATTGTAAAAAGGAATGGGATGAATATGGCAATATTCTCAATTCTGACACTACAACTACTGAGCCAGAAACTACTACTGAAACTACTACTGAAACTACTGAACCAGAAACTACTACTGAAACGACTGAACCAGAAACTACTACTGAAACGACTGAACCAGAAACTACTACTGAAATCACTACGGAAACGACTGAACCAGAAACTACTACTGAAATCACTACGGAAACGACTGAACCGGAAACTACTACAACAGAATAAATTAATGAATTAATAAAAATGATATAATATATTTATAATTATCAGTATACGTATATAAACGTGTTCTGATAATTATAAATATATATTATATAGTTTCTGATTATATAGTTTCTAATTAGTGTTATGAGTGGTAAAATGGATAGTAAAATAGAAATAGACACACGTGACTACTTTAGTGATGTTACTAAATATGAGAGAGCACGATTAATCGGAATACGGGCTGAACAGATTGCAAATGGCTCTATTATTTTCGTTAAAATAGACAATATTGAGCAGTATAATCCTATTGAAATCGCTGAACTTGAGTTTAATAAGGGCAAATGTCCATTGCGTGTAGAGAGAAATTAAATATTAAAAATTATAATTTATTAGTTGCTGTAATAGTGATTAATAAATTATAATTTTTAATATTTACGTATAAGCATTTTTTGTCAAAAAACAAAAAGTGATATTTTATTACAAACTATTAGTGAAAATAATATATATAAAAGTAAATTATATTTATTATTCAAAGAAGAAAAAAGAAAAGTTAACTTAAAAAGATGCCAAAAAAAGCAACAAAAACTGAAGCTGAAGCTAAAACTCCAGAAGATGATTTTTCAACAGTTCACGAATTTAAAGGTAATTCATATGATTTATCTAATTCTGACGCTGTTAAAGACTTATTAGCGAGATTTAGTGGTCCTCATAAATGTGATGGTTTGGTAAAAGGATTAATTAAATCCATTTGTCATAAAAAATTACCTAAATCTTGTCGTGATTATCAAGTTAGACAAATTGAACGTTTAACTCTATCCGATGAAGATTACAATGTAAAACTTGCTAAACAATCTGAAAGAAAAGCAAGATATACACCATCTTCCTATTTTATCTTTCAAGATGAAATAAAATCTGAAAACAGTTCTTTAACTGCAAAAGATGTTAAATCATTATGGGATGGATTATCTGCTTCAGAAAGAAAAGTTTATACTGATAAGGCAGCTGAATTAAAAAAAGCTAAATTAAAAGAATTATCATCTTCTAAAAAATCTTCTAAAAAAGAGAAAAAGACACAAGATTCTCCTAAAAAGAGAACTAGAAAGAAAAATAATTAAAATAATAAAATAATAATATATTTCGCAACAAAAGACTATAACATAAACATAGTATAGTCTGTGAAACTTTTATAAATATACAAATAAAAAAATAAAAAAAAGAATAAATATTTCCATTATCCAGCAGATATCTGCTGGATAATGGAAATATTTATTCTTATTTTTTAACTAATTTATAATATTTATTGTAATGTTGATTCATGAATCTGAATCAACATACGAAGTGTTTGTAACCACATACAAAACACAAACTTATTAGGATCACTAGGATCATAATAATTATCAGATGATTCTAAAAAAACTTGATCATCTACATGTTGTGATGTGTTACGGGTTATTATTTTACCACCATCATCATCCGTATCATAAAGATAACAATTGTCATCACATATGATATGAATGATATCACCTTTGGCATTAAATGTAATATCTAATGTGTAAGGTTTCATCACCTTATTGTAAGAACAATTTGATGCATTCGTACGAAATTCTATATGAATCTGTACGTTACCATCCTTGATATATTGACGGTGATAATTGTGAATATCAAATTTTGATGAATTTTCACATGGACAATATCCGTTTTTACATTCTTTACAATCAATACAACACGCATTGTTACATATCCAGATGTCACTGGAGTCAACCGGTGACTTAAAACATGAAAAAATTTTTCCCATAATGTCGAATTTAATAAGGTAATTATTATATATACAATAATTCTAAAAATAATCATTTTTTTGGAAAAATGATTAAATAACTAATTATCAAGATTGTATCTAATATAAAATAAATATGCCAAATTCTGATGATGATTATGATATTTTTGAATTAAATCATGATTTTTGTTATCCATCAATAATATATGATAATTATAGTGATTATAGTGATTCTGATAGAGATCTAACAGGAAAAATATATCTGTGTTTTGATTGTGATGATTGTAAGAATGATTGTAAAACATGTGACATAGGGCAATGTTATTGTCCTAAATCAATACATTACAATATTCATGATTATTGTGAAGAATCTAAAGAAGTCAAATTTAGTAAATTTGATGAATCTTCAGATATACACAAATTAGGATTATATCATTTAAGTGTTTTACCCCCACACGGAACAACACATAATATTACTATTATTAATAATAATAATGAATATGATTCAGAATTTGATGATGATGATAATAATATAATTATTAATATAGATGAGGGGGTATCTATACACGTTGATGAAATAATGAATATTCTAAAAATTTTTAAAAATAGATTAGATAATGATGATTAAAATGAAGATTAAAAACAAAAATATCTAATCTATTTTAAAAATGATTATAATAAATATTATGGTATAAGGAATTATTATGCCTATGATAATAGTTTAATTTTTTCGGAACTATTTAGGCTTTATATGCAAAATGTTGATTGATATTAATCCAAATATACCAAATGATGCCCCAGATACAGATGATGTTTATGAGTCTGATAATAATTTTATATTATGTGAGTGTTCTAACTGCTCACAATGTGATAGTTGTTTTATTGGACGCTGTGAATGTGCTTTAGCTTATACATATAGTATTAATTGGTTATCATTAATTGATAATAATATAATAAATATTATATTTGAAAAAAATGATGATAGTCAGTATGATGTTACTGTAACTCAAAATGGTAATAATTATACAATAACATGTAATAGATACTGTGAACTAATGGATGGACATGATGATATTATTGAAAATACATATACATCATTGCCTGTTGAATTAGACACAATTTTAAAATTAATTGATTTACATGGAGAATATTCAGATAGTATCAATTGAAATAATAAACTTATTATATTTATAAAATAAAACTACTAATGAATTGATTAAACTAAATAAAACATATACTTAACACAATTGTATTAAGTATATGTTTTATTTAGTTTATTATAAATACTCTATGTAATGAGTAATAAATATTTTGATTTGATTTGATTTTAATTGACTCATTCTTCATCAGAATCATCGTCATCATCGTCATCTGAATCATCATCGTCATCGTCGTTGTCATCAACAACAGTTTCATCTTGTTCATTTTCATCACCATCTTCTTCATCGTCTTCAACTGGTTCAGTTTCTGCTTCAGTTGCTGATTGCGATTGTTGAGTAGATGTCGTGGTTATAGTTGAAACAATACCAAAATTAGAAAAACCATAATCACTTGATTCTTCAGCACCAGTATCTAATTTTAAGATTTGATCAACAACTAATGATAAACCACATTTCTTGTTAACAATCCAAAATCTTGGTTTAAGAATTAATGAAACCCATGAACCTCTTGGAACAAAGCTTACTAAATCATCATATGATGTTAATTCACTATGTCTTGTAATTTTTGGATTTTCTTCATTTGACATACTATATAATGTGACATTTGGTTCACCAGTTGATTTTTTATTGACATATCTATCCAAAAATTTAGGTGCTAATCTAGCAGGATATTTTTCATCATCACTTTGTTTAACAATATTTGTGACTAATACTTTAACAACTTCACGTTGTTTTTCAGAATATTTTTTACCGAAGATTATTTTAGAGTTTTTAATAGCAAAATCAATTAGACAATTTTCTTCAAAATCTCTCCATTCATCAAACCATCTATCAATACTATCTTGAGAATGTGGTTGTCTTTTATCACTACTTAGTTCTAAAATATTACATTCTTTAGCAGATACATTTAATGAATATGATGTTTTTTGATTACCATCATCACTATTCACAAAACTTCTAGCACCAAATGGAGCTAATAAGAAAGGTGTTTGAAAAGCAACTGGACCAGGATTACTCTTGGAATTAAGATAAGTTGTATAACTTTTTTTACCAGTTGTTTTATTAACATATTTCTTTGGATCAGTGAAAGTTAAGTCACTAGCAGATAATTTATCAGAGGAAATAATTACAGGCATTATTATTTAGTTAGTTTTTAGTTTAATACTTAGGGATTTCTTTAGAGAAATAATTAGCGGATTATAAGATAACGATATTAGTTATAAGTTTATATATATATATTACTTTTATATATATACCAAAATGAAAAATCATTTTTTGTTTTTTATTTTTTATTTTTAATATTTTATAAAATCAAAAATGCCACAAAGGGCATTTTTGATTTTATAAAATATTAAAAATATATAAAACATAAAGTATTAGATTATAATATATAGAAACAGATGAATATAAAAATATATTGATCAAAATATAAAAATCAATATTATGTCATCACAAGAAACAACATTATGTCATTCAATTAAAAATAAAAATGACTACACTCAATGTCCTCGCAAATGTAAAGGCGAATCTAAATTTTGTGGTATTCATCTTAAAATGAATAATCCAACAATATATGATGAAAATATGAATATAACTATGGTAATTAAATGTAATAATTTAAATAATAAATCTAATAAATCTAAAATTAAACCAGTTAATATTAAAAATAAAAATAAAAAGAATAATAAAAATAAAAATAAAATTATTAAACAAAAAAAGTATACTGGTCTTGAATTAGAGCAAATAAAGAAAGTAATGGATACTGGTGATATTTATACTAGCAAAGTATTATTAGATAAATGTATACCAATTAATATATTTAAAGTAAAAAAGATTAGATATTCATTAATAAAATGCAATCTACACGAATTAATAAATATTAAAACGAATAAAAAAGAGTTATTAAAACAATTTAGTGAATATTATTTGAGAATGACTGATTATGATACTAAACATTATGATAAAATTGTGAAAATACAAGCAATTGCTCGTGGATATATTACAAGAATGTCATTAATAACAGTGAATGATGAGGATTTCTATACATGCTCTACTAAATATGAAATACCAAAAATATATTATATATCTTACTGGGATGATAAACTTCAATATTTCTTTGATATACGCTCATTATATAAATTATATATTATGTATGCTAATAAGGGAAAAGTTATGAAAAATCCATATAATATGAAGGATATGCCATTTAGTCTAATTAGTAAAATGTTAATTAGAATTGCTTATTTAGATGCATCACCTGATCATAGTATTGATTTTGAAGAAGAAGAAAAAAAGGAACAGAAAAGTATAGAAAATGCTGTATCTGATTTATTTTATGAATTAGATAGATTAGACAACTTTACTGAACAATCTTGGTTTACTAATTTAGATATGAAACAATTGAAGAAATTATATGAAAATAGTGCTGATTTATGGTATTATAGAACTGCTATGACACATAATCAAAGATGTCAAATTGTGTCAAATGGTCATGTATTTAATCTTAGTATTTCATCTATTTATAATTTTAGTAATCATCAAAAAGATGAATTAAGGAGAATTATTGTTACTGATTTTTATAGAATGATTACTGAAGGTGTAACACTTGATGATAAGAAATTAGGTGCTATATTAGTATTAACAGCATTAACAACTGTGTCAAATGATGCCAGAAATGCTATGCCACAATATGTTCAAGATTTTTAATCATTCTTTATCTTGTTCACCATACATATAATAGTATGTTTGAATTGATGATATTAAAACAATTAACATTAGTACTTTTGATAAATTACATTTTGGATTATTAAGGATATATATTAGGGATATTATAACGAGAATTACACCAGCAATTTGTCCTGGTTGTGCATCAGACATTACTCCGTAATATTTAGTATATTGATATTCCATATGTAGAAATAGTAATAAGAAAAATATAGTAAATGCTGTAATAAATGGAATAAATAAATATGTTAAAGGTACATTATAATATATAAAATATAATAATGTTACAATTAAACTAAATGGTAAAAATGTAAACGCTTGTATAACATGATTATCTGATATGTAATAATTAAATAGAATATACAATATCACTAATAATATGAGCAACTTATATATTTCTTTCTTATATTCCATATTTATAAATGTAAAGTATTAATTATATTTACTCGACTATATAATATATAAATATTTATAATTTATTATAACATATAAATGTGTTATATGTTATAATAAATTATAAACAACATGGATACTAATATTAATAAATATATTATAGATAATAAATTATTAAATCATACCAGTACTAATAAAAAACAGATAAATAATCTAATCAATAATCTAAATAATGATCTAAATAATGATCTAAATAATAATCTAAACAATAATCTAAACAATAATCTAAATAATGATCTAAATAATGATCTAAACAATAAAAAAGAAAAAAAAGAAGAATCAATGTATAAAATTTATTTTGATTATATGGTTAGTAGAAATTAATTGTAACAATATTATACGTTTATTATAATAAAAACATAAACATATATAAGAATAACTGATTATATAAGTCTATAAAGTTAAATTAAAATTAATTTTTGATTACTTAAAAATATTATTATATAAGAATATCTTATTATATCATAAATATAAATACAAATCAATACAAAAAATAAAAATGGCAAGAAAAGCATCTTCTCGATCTAAAAAAAGTACTGCATCTGAAAGTACTTCAAAAACCTCTACTAAAAAAGCTAGAAAAAGTAGAAAAACTAAATCTAAAACTGTTACTGAACCTGCACCAGCGACAACACCTGCTCCTGAACCAGTTGTTGAAAAAAAAGTTGAAACAACTCCAGAAGTAGTTGAATCTACTCCAGCATCAACAGCTAATTCAACTGCTGTTACTGTTGAAGATAGATCTACTGCTTTATTTGATACTTTAATTAGTACTTTACAAGCTAGAATTACTGCTGACCGTGCTTTATTAAGTGACTTAAGAACATTAAGAAAAACTGTTGCATCTGAAAGACGTCAATACTCAAAAGTTCTAAATAAATACAATAAACGTAGAACTGGTAATCGTAGAAATGGATTTCAAGTTCCTACACCAATTTCGGCACAAATGGCTAAATTTGTAGGTGTTCCATCTGGTTCAGAAATGGCTAGAACTGATGTAACTAAATTCATTCATAGTTATATTAAAGATAATAACTTACAAAATCCAGAAAATGGTCAAGAAATCTTTCCGGATAGTAAATTAAAGAAATTATTATACTCTGGTGATGATAGTGTTACCTATTTCAAGTTACAAACGTACTTGAAACCTCATTTCTTGAGAAAAGATAAAGAAACTGGTGAAGTTGCTCCATTTGTAGCACCAACATCATCATAAATCACAAAATAGATTTATGATTATTAGTATTATAAATTAATACATTTGTGTTAGTCATAACATAGACTAATTTTATAATTAATTTAATTTCTAATTCTAAATCAGAATTAGAAATTAAATTAATTATAAAAATTAAATTTTAAAATAACAAGTTATCTTTTTTTGTCCTTTCTGCTTTTCAATAGATTTAATAGACGTAGACAATGACTTCTTAGATTTTTTTGATTTATTACTATCATAGTATAGAGTTTTATTTAATATATTATCTTGATATTGACTATAATTATTTAAAATTTTAGATTCAATATTTTTAGTAGGTTTATAATACATTTTTATATATGATAATATATCTGATGTATTATCTATTTTTTTTATTTGATTATTATTTATAATATCCTCTACTACAGTAATTGACATTTGCTCAAGAAATAACTGTCTTGCCTTTTCATAGTCAAATAAATTATTAATATCAATATTATCTTCAGTATTATCTTCAGTATATTCAGTAGTATTATTTGTATTTATAGTCTTTGTAGTATTACTTATTGGTAATTTAAATTTTTTGTATTTTTTTAATTCTGTTTTTTCTTTTCTAGATAAAGATGAAAACTCTGGACTATTAGATTGTTTTATTTTATCTATTATAGTATCAATGTTTTTATCTTTTAGTATTAATTTATAAGCATTAATTGGTCCTATATTCTCGATTTTTATATGTTTATTATTTTGACTATCAAATAGATAATCACATCCACATAATATGCTCATATCAACGAATTGCTCATATGATAAATTCATATCTCTTAATATTATTTCTAAATCATATTCTACTATTGTATTAGTATAAGACGAGAAATTAGTTAATAATTTTCTACCCCCATTAACTAAAACATCTGAATCATTTGATAAACATCCTAAAACTGAATAATCTGTATTAATATTTAATTTATAGAAACACAATTGAGAACATATATTTTCTGCTTCACCATTTGCTATAATCCATGGTATACCAAATACATTAAATAGTTGCTTACAATCTTCAAAATTTGTTTTATTAATATTTATGATATTTTTACTTTTATTTTTTATTTCATTTTTAATATCAATCATTTTACCCTCAATTTCTTCAATTATTTTTGCAGTTGTTGAAAAGTTGCGTATATCATCTGAACTAGATGATATATGTTTTGTATTATTTTCAATATTATTTTCAACATCAGTATATAACTTATTTAAATTTTCATACTCTTTCTTTAAAGATTCAATTTTATCATTTTGTTGTTGTTTAGTAATAGAACGTTGTTGTAATAATTCTTTTTTTTCTTTAGGCGGTGCTCCATCAAATACATATATTGGTGTAATTTGATGAGATGTTAGTGATAAAATCTGATTAACAAATCCTATCATTGGATTTTTATATTTATGAGTATAAGCATACATATATATACTTGTATCAACGAATAAAACACCATTATGATAGTCTGATAATTTTGCTTGTTTTACACCATTTTTTGAATACTTCTTGATTAATTTAATTAATCCTTTAATACCCATTATATTAGTAATTATTATTTAATCATTAATTTTATAAATGATAGTTATTATAATATTATATATTAACTAACATTTATAAATATATCATTTTTATAACATTCTTTATCTATAACAATTCTCTATTTATAAATGATAATATTTCCCACATCACTTTACAATCTATTTCATTATATTTTATAACATTATTCATTTGCTGATGATATAATAAACTACAATTGTTTTTTAAAGCCCAGTGATTCGCATCAATTGATATATACATTGAATCGAGTCCATTTAAACATAATCCAGATACTGATACAATACTCGATGTTGTAGTTGTTGTTGTAGTTTCTAAATCACTATTATCATCCCAAAGTGTTTTTATTTTATTTAATTTATATAATGCTTTTGAAATTGTTTTTAAACTGAAATTATATGCTCCTTTAATTATAATTGGTGTATTTTTGAATATGTCTAATAAATCTACCCATTTATAATCATAAAAAAGTTTATAAACTTTATTTATTATATTAGATACATTTTGATGATATATATTTTTTGTTAGTGTCAAGGTATTATGTTTTTTAATAAATCTCTTTAACATAAAGAATTCTGCTGAACTCCAATGATATATTCTACCATAACAGTCATATAATTCTGTAACTTCATTCATATAATCTAACCAGTTATTTATGATAAATAATTCTTCATAATCATTTAAATAATCAGTTGCAAATGTTTTAAATACCCAATCTTTAGTAATAGGATCAGTGTAACCAACACCTATTATATTAATCATATCACGAAATTCTATTGTTTCTAAATTTGTATCATTCATCAATTTATAATAATCTACATCATGAACTGTTTCAAAATCAATAAAGAAGTTAATAACATTTTTGTTTTTGTTTTTGTTTTTGTTTTTGTTTTTGTTTTTATTTTTATTTTTATTTTTATTTTTATTTTTAGTTTTAGTTTTATTTTTAGTTTTAGTTTTAGTTTTAGTTTTAGTTTTAGTTTTAGTTTCTATTTTATTTTCAATTATATCATCTTTGTATTCTAATAGTTTATCTTTATTATAAATATAATGTGTAGAATTATTATCTTTTTTATTTATTTTTACCATTGATTCAATAATAAATTGTTTATTAGATTTAGTATTATTACATTTAGTGTTATTGGATTTAGATGAAATTAATTTATAAAAATTAGATAAATCAGTAATATCATTTAATGTTTTTATATCCAATTGATGTAATTTCTTTCTATTGTGTAATGATATTCCCCATAATTGTGTAAATTCACCTATTCTACTAGCAATATCCTTTTTAGCATTATTCCAACGTATTGATTTACATTTCATATTAGGATATAATTCTTCAACTGATGGTAATGATGGATATACATTCCAATTATTGCCATTAGTTATTAACTTTTCCCACCATTTATTAGCACCTTTTATTACATTAATTAATCTATTATCATTTCCTTCTAAATCAATAATACCAAAATTATTAAATGTATGATTATTAATTATATTATCTCTAAAATTTTCATTTATAATATATTCATTATTACTTTTATCATTATTACTTTTATAGGGTATACAAAATATAAATCTTGAATTAATATAATCTCTTAATGTTTTATTAACATATAAATTTGAATATATCGCTTGTGATTTATAAATCTTTACTGATTTAGAACTATTTCTTAAATATTTTGTATTTTTTTTATAAAATAATCTATTATTGAATATTTTAAATATAAAATATTTATGTGTTAAATATTTATTACTGAATGATTCTGAAAATATATCTATTCTTAAATCTAGTGGTATTATATCTTTATCAATTAGTCTTGATATAAAATCACCTCTAACAAGTATGTCATATTCAAGTATTTTATTTTCATTATCATTTATTAATAATGGATTACATATAATAGGACATTTTGAATGAATTGCTATTTTAGTTTGAATGAATTGTTTATGTAATAAAATATTTACTTCTTGATGAGTGTATGTTATTGATAATGATTTTATGTTATCAATTATCTTAACATTGTATTTTTTATAACGTTTTATAAATTGGTCATATATAAAGTTTTTATATTTTTGATGTCTTTTACTCATAAATTCACTCATTTTATCTTTTTCTAAATTCTTAACATAATGATGATGTGTTGGATAATACTCTAACCAATCAATTAATGTATCATCTCTTATAAAATTTTCTATATTCTTCTGAGTAATATATTTTTTATAATTTGGTGGTTGTATTGGTTTTTTTCTTTTTTTATTTTTACGTTCAATTTTTAATTTTATATTTTTCATTTCATTTATATTTATCATTTCATTTATATATTTTATAGTATATTACTTTTTTTATATACATACTATAAAATATATATTACCTTTTTTCATATATTACTTATTTATTTTTGATTTATTTATTTTTGTTGTTACGTGGTCGTTGTTGTGACACTTTTAATGGTTTTATTTTAATTCTTACACGTTTTCTTTTATTTTTTCTAATAATATTTTCATTATTAAGATCAATATTCAGTTCATTCTCAATTTGTTCATTTTGATCTTTATTATATGCCTTTTCATCGTCATTATCTTCGTCATCACTCTCTTCAAAATTGTTTTGATTGTTTAGATTATTTTGATTATTTTCTTCAATTACATAATTTTCATTATTAATATTTGTATTGGTACTTGTATTAACATTCGCGTTACTAGCATTCATTAAATCTTCTTTATCAAATTTATCATATTTCTCCAATGATTTAACCATCTTTTTCGGTAATTCATCTAATTTAAATGAATATTTTTGTTTAAATATAATTAAATTAAACTTTTTAGCATCTTCATTTGGGCATTTTTTAATATCACCATACATCAATGAATAATCTTCACAACAATGTGGTGCTATTAATAAAAATGGTAATTTCTTTGTTGGTTTTCTAATTAATGATGTTTGACTAATATATGAATCTTTATCTTTTATTAATTCATCATTCATAAATATAATGAAATTTATATTGTATGCCATTGATAAAAGCATTATATCAAGTATTTTTGGATTATAAAAATTACTCATTATATGATTAGTTAACTGTTTGAAGTTATTTATATTTTTATATTCATTACTATATAAGTCTTGATATAATTTCAATATATCTCTCCAATCACCATATAATTTCATTTCTGATATATTTACATCTTTTCTAACAGTCAATATTAGTTCAATATCTTTTAATGTAATATCCCTAATATAATGTAAAAATTGTTCTTTAATATTTAGTGTTGTTTTCTTACCAAGATTTGATTTAGAATTTTCTATTAACATTATTGATGTAAATAATGAATTATAAACGCGATTTGTCTCTAATATTTCATAACTATCATTTAAGAATGGAATTATTTCTTGTGGTAATTCTTTGTAATTAATTACTAAATCAATGTTACTTCTATTGAGTTTTTCTTCTTTTAATTGAGAATTTTTATTTTTATTTTTGTTTATATCCATAATAGATACTTTGATATCTGGGTATTCTGTTTTTTGACGATTAATATTCTCTTGTGATAATAAATATCTTTTTAAATCAATATTCGTATAATCTGGTTGAGACGTATCTGGATATTTTATGTATTGGTCGTAATATTTATTTTTCTTTCTATAAATCTTATCTATTTTATCAAGTAATTTATCTGTATCTAGTAATATTTCATCTTTAAATGCTACAACTTTAGTTCTATCAACTATATCAGAAATATTATTATTTAATATCTCATAACGTTTAGTTTTATTTCTAATTAATTCTTCTATTATAATTGATATGTAATAATATAAATTATTTTTACGTGAATCATAATAATTAATATCTGAAACATATATTTTACATTTACCATTATGGTATACTAAATGAGGATTTTTATTACATTTATCCTTATTTGTTATAGTATCTAAATGAAAACGAATATTATCACGTTGATATTCTGATATATCTAAATCTTTTTTATTATATACAAAGTCTCTAATAATTGGAAATAGTATTTTATATAATTCAACTCTCTTATCTTTACATAGAGCGTATTCTTCAGTAATATCACGGATTTTTTGTAATTGTTTCTTATATTCTGGTTTATTTAAAACGTAACCCAATTCATATCTTAGTCGCTGATATATTTCTTCTTCAAAATCAAATCGACTAATTGCTTCTAATAATTTTTTATCAGTATCACTGATTTTATTTGAATTATTTGATGTAATTATGTCATTTACTCCAAATATAGTTCTTGATTTAACTGGTATAATACGTCCAGTCTCCAAAACTAACCCAATTATATCAATTTCTGTAACTGTTTCTGATTCTGATACTTTATTTTTTGTTGATACTTTATAATTATATATATTATCTTTTGTTATTTTGGAAATCGGTATGGTAGGGATCTCTTTAATTTTTACTAATTTACTTAATAATTGTAATGTTTTTTTATATGAAAGTGGTTTAACTTGTTTTACTGATATTGTTTCTAATTTTGTATTAATTATTTTTGATTTATTTGTATCTTGTAATTGACCAATTGGTTTAACTGGAATATATAGTTTATTCTTTAAAACAATAGCATTTATCTTATTAAAATTATCTAATACTAATTGTTTTGGACGATAAGTATCTGGTAATTTTTTATCATTTATAAGTTCATCTAATGTTTTTAATATGTATTGAAGTGTTTTCTCTTTTGTGAAATCTGTTTTCAAATATTTTACATCTAATTTATCTTCATTATTTTTAACTATTTTACCTAAATTGAGTTCATAATACTCTCTACATTGTATTTTCATAATATCATAAACCTTTGTAATTAAGTTATTTATTGTTTTATTTATCTTTGTTAATAATTCTTTTTTACTATCATCACTAATTACAGATAATGTATTAGTAATATTCTGATTATTATTACTATCACTGCTCTGAAATAATGACTTAATATAAATGTTTTTTCGTAAACCAGTCATTAAATAAATCGGTTCATAATATGAATTATCTTTTACAATAAATACACTTGGTCGCCGTTTAATATCATAAAATGTTGAAATATTCTCACCAACAGGACAGATAATTGAATTTCTAGAAAATATGAAGATATTCACACCATTTTTAGTTAATATACCTGGTCTAGAAAGTAAATCCCATAAAAACTTTTCATTAATATTAATATCATTTGCATTAATTGTATTCTTATTACTTAAAGATGATGGTGATTTTAAATAATTAATGAAATTAGTTTTTGTTTTGAATATTACTTTAATTAAACCATTTTTAAGGGTATCAAATATTTTTTCTGTTAAATTTTTATTAATCACATCAATTACATCATTACTTGTTCTCTGTTTTTGTTTAGTTGATTTGTAAATATCTATAAATCCAATTAATGATGATTTAGATTTAGATTTAGATTTGGATTTAGTTTTAGATTTAGATTCCATACTAGAATCTGATTGTAAAGCATCTGTGACAGCTATCATAAAAGAATGATATGTATTACTTTGAATACCTTTCTTAAAAAAATTATATTGATTAGTTTTTATTATTCCAGTGCTTACTTTAAATGATGTATTAAAAATATTATATAAATCTTTTGGTAAAAAACTAAAACGATTTATAAATGGTAATGGTATTGTTGTTCTACCTAAAATATAATCAATACTCTTACCATGACCCGTATCTTCTACTTCTTCACCCATACACTTTTTATACATTGATTTTGTAGTTTGAGGGACACTAAAACAACAAGGTAAACATAAATCATTATTTGGATTTTGTGTTCTACTAAAACCTACATATTTTTTATCAAATGAATATTCTGGTTTAAGTAAATCTTCTGGTGATTTTAAATTTTTATACTGTGATTTAATCATAACATCATGGTCACCATAAGGACATTTACCACTATAACAAACATCTTTATTATCAAGAATTTTTTCTCTTATTTTTTTAACTTGACTTAAAACCAATGGTATTTCACAAAAAGGACACCATACTTGTGGACAGATGTAATAATTTTGATTATCTGGTGATGAACCATATTTAATTACAGAATTAGAATACGAATCTGGATTAATTCTTTTATCTTCTCTTGGATCAGTTTTCATTACAATTGGTTGACGCTTTTCTGGAGCTGATTGACAAGCTCTAGCATAATTAAATTTCTTTTTACCTTTATATTTTCCCTTAAAAACAAATAAATTTCTATCATATCTTTGTAATCGTCTAATATAATATCTTCTATCATTACAAGTATCTTTACAAGTATCTTTTTCATAAACATGTTCTTCTGTTTCACAGTCGTCACATTTTTTAGAACATTCTAGACGGTCTGTTTTGTATATATATGAATCATCATAACCTAATAATGATTTTCTTGATGATAATTTTTCATCACCTATTATTTTAGATGTATTAGTATTAATATCATTTGTTTCATTATTTTTAAATGCTACTTGTCTATTATCATCTGTATTTAATTCATCAAAATCATTATCTAAATCAACATCAATATTGGATAATCCTTCAAAATCAATTTCATAATCAGATAATTCTTCCTCTGTTTTCTGTATTAAATTACTATTACTATCATATACATCTTTTAAGACTTCAAACTCATCTTCATTTTCTAATACATCAGCGATAATATCAGAGGTAACTGGTATAATTTTTACATTATCATTAAACATATTTATTACTGTAATAATGAAATAATACACTTTAGTAAATTCCATCATATTTTTTATATTAGTTATCTTAATTGTATTTATTGTTGGATCTTCACTTGATTTAGTTATTCTAATATTAATACCATCACCACTTGTATTAATTCTTTTAACACGAAGAAGTAATTGACGCTTCTTCCAAGTCATTACAATTCTTGTTGCCTTTTTATCTGTTAATGTGTATTTATCTTTAATGAATTCAATTATTTTATCTTGTGGTATATCTTGGCGTGCTTTTATATCAATGTCTTGATAAATATCAAATAAACTATCAAAATTATTGACTCTATTATATTTGAAAAATATTACTTCATCACCCTTTTTTTCTTCAATTACATTTCTAACATGTTCTGATATATATGGATAAAATTGGAGAATATACTTTTCTAATTTATCATAATCAAGTGTTGTGGACACTGATGATTTCCCTTTACTGCTTTTCTTACCAATATTCTTACTATTATTACCAACACTATTACCAACACTATTACCAACACTATTACCAACACGATAATTTATATTTAAACCAAGTGTAGAAATATTTAATCCTCTATTCAGATATATCATTCCATCTGATATTTTCATCTTTGGAATAACATATTTACGAGTAGGTAATGATTTATCTAATTGAAAATTAATTTTATTTATTTTTTCAATATATGGTGCTAAACTATTTATATGAGTAATTATATCATTCATATTTTTATTTTCACCATCTTTATATGTGAAAAACACATTAATTTGACCACTATCATAAAATACAATTGTACTATATTTTTTTATACCATCTAATGTTGTATAAATATATTTTTTAACCTGTAATTTACTAACCATTTTAGAAATCGCTTTACCATATAATCTTTTTTCTTCTTCTAATTGTTTAGATGTTTTTGTGCTTTGACTATCACCCACCAACAATGATGTAGACCCCACTCCAAATATCCATTTCTTTAATTGTTCTTTTGTTATTATCTTTTTTTCAACAGCATCTTTATAAACACTAAAATATATTTTGTTATTAACCATATACTTTATAAATGGTATTTCTTCTGATAAATTCTGTCTAAAATATGAGATAATTTTGAAAATATCAACATATTCATCTAATGATTTATCATCGCTTTGATATAATTTATCTGTATTTATATTAAACTTGTATACTTCACATTTAGGAAAATCTTTAATCTTTAATTGATTAAGATTTACTAAATCAATAACTTTTTCTGTATTTTTAATACTCTTTGATACATTTTTATATTCTCCTTTTAGAGTATTATATAATGTTTTTAATTTAATGGATGATGATTTTGATGATTTTGATGATTTTGATGATTTTGATGATTTGGATTTAGAATCACCTAAACTAAAATCTGGTATTTTACCTAAAGGCCAATATTTCTTAAAATAACCATTTATTATTTCTTGACTTTCTTTGAAATCTTTCATTTTACTTTCTATAAATTGTATTTCTGTGTATAAATCATTTACAAATAATTCATATTTCTCTGTAATATCTGTGTAGCAACATATGTTATGATCTTTTAATAAATTGTATAATAAAGTTTTATTATTATTTTTAAATTCCAAATCATCTCTTAATATACTACCTCTATCTTTATCATAATAATTTTTATCTGGTTTTATTTTAGTCTTTTGTGTAATAGATGGTTCAATAATAGTTATTTCTTGGTGAATTGATTTATCTTTTGGTAATTCAAGAGTATTACCAATTAAAGCAAAAATATTTTTATCTTTAACCCAAATTTCTTGATTATTTGGTTTTAAATATAAATTTTGTTTCTCATTTGAACAATATGTAAATATTTTTTTCTGAACTACTGAATAAGTATCATCTAAATAAATCATATCTGTTGTAATAAATTTAATATATGAAATTGGATTAATGTATTCTGTTTTTTTATTAAGTTTTAACCACGATTTAACATCATCTTTATCATACACTCTATATAATTCTTGTAATTCATTATTAGTAATCTTTTTTTCATCTTGAATATTTTTTAATATCTTATTAATTTTATTTTTATCAGTTGTTGTCAATTCTAAATACTTTTTAGTTCCAACGAAAATATATACTCCATTAAAATCTATATTTCTTGTTTGAAGAACAACTTTAAATATAGGGTCATTAAAATGTAATTCATTACATGCCATTTTATAATTTGTTCAAATAATTATATTGTATAGTACAAATACATAATCTATATAATATAATAATTTTATAATATTTATGATTAATTAATATAATTAATCTTATTATGATTAATATAATTAATTATAAATACATTTTAAACAGACTGGGATTGGATTTGGTTCTGGTTCTGGTTCAGGTGTTGGATCTGGATCTGGTGTAGGACACGGGGTTGGTTTAGTTGTTTTCTCGCACTTTTTAATCTCTTTTAAGTAGTAATTATATAAAAGATTAATACGTTTAGCATCAATTGGTGTATTAAAATACTGAAGATATGCTAACTTACCTTTAAATCCACCACGAGATGTTACTTTCATATTACCAGATGCTTGATATGGGTCACCATATAATGAAATTGTTTTATATAATTTACCATTAAAGTAAACTTCATAACTTCTTTGATTAATAACAGCAGTAATATTAAACCATTTATTAATTGGTATATCTGGTATTAAAATACCTTCATCAACCGAATCTTCTGTTTGTGTTTTAGTATGAATATGACAAGATAATGTATTACTAATAGGTGATAACCAAAATCCAAATACTTGTTTATCTCTTGAACCACGATATAATATTGATCTCCAATTTTTCATTTTATTTACATTTTTTTTATGAATAATTAATGTATTATCAGTTGATGTTGTATTATCAGTTGATATTGTATTATCAGTTGATGTTGTATTATCAGTTGGTGTATCTTGGTCTTCAATAACACTTTGATTCTCACTATTTTCACCATTAAATCCAGATAATTCTGTTTCATTGTCTCTTATTCTACTATACCAATTCTTACTATCAACTTTCATCCAAAAACTAATTGAATAGTTATGTGTAATTGGATCTGGTTTATTTAATACATCTGATGGTATAAATGGACGAGCTAATTCTGGTTTACCTACTGGTTTATAAAAATATGGTTTTCTAGCATTATGAGCCCCTTCTGATCCATCAATATCACATTTTTTAGATGAATTACACGGATTACATATAAATACTGGCTCAGTATCTGGGTCATTTAAGAATCTTGCTGGACCAAATAGATATGAAAATAATCTATATAATAAAAATGCTATCAATAATATTAATAATAAAATTAAAATATTTTTTAATACATCTTCACCAATATATTTTAGAAAACCATTTTTAGATTTAGAATTAGAATTAGAATTAGAATTAGAATTATTTTTAGAATTAGAATTAGAATTAGAATTATTTCCCATTATATAACTTTTTATACTTGATAATGTTGATTTTGAAGTTGATGATGTTGTCATTGATGATGTTGATTTATTTTGATTCCCTTTCAATATATTAAGTGGTATCAGTTTATCTAATTCAGAAAGTAAATTATCCATTTTTATTATGAACTATATATTATAGTATTATAAAATATAGTATTATAAAATATAGTATTATAAAATATAGTATTATAAAATATAGTATTATAAAATATAGTATTATAAAATATAGTATTATAAAAATGATTACAAGTAATGAATACAATTATATTTTAAATATAATTATATTTAATATATTATATATTTATTTTATATAGTTGCTTAGCTTAGCATAGTTTAATATAGTTGTTATATAATTGTATAACAAATTGAAATTAAGTGTGATCTTTTTTGCTCAGTTAATTTGTTGAAAGATGTCCGATCTAATTACACATATTAAAAGACGAAGAGATCTCGAATTGATCAAAAATATTCAATTCGGTATTCTTAGTCCAGATATTATAAAAAATGGTTCAGTATGTGAAGTTTTAACATATAACAATTTTAGTGGCAACAGACCAATTATTAATGGTTTATTTGATCCTAGAATGGGGACAATTGATTATAATAGAAGATGTGAAACTTGTGAAAATGAAGCAGATACTTGTCCTGGTCATTTTGGTCATATTGAACTAGCATTACCAGTTTATAATATTAATTTCATTGATTATATCATAAAAATTTTACGTTCATTCTGTAATCGTTGTGGTAAAATATTAATTAATAAAGATGATCCAAAAATTATTAAATTAGTTGAAACCTATTCTGGTCTTAAACTATTTGACCAAATATATGAATATACAAATAAGAAGAATGATAAATTAGGTAAAGTTTGTAAACACAATGATGGTTGTTTCTGGATTCAACCTAAATATGTTAAAAAAATAAATAAATCTGGTGATAATATCATTATTCAATCTGAATTTAGTGGCATTGAATCCGTACAGCAAGTTGGCGTTGGTGACTCTAAATATTCAAAGTCTGATGTTAGTAGTGGTAGTTCTAGTTCCACTAAATACGTTGAATTATTAGATCCAGTAAAATGTCGTAAAATATTACAAAAAATAACTGATGAAGATTGTAGATTAATTGGTTTAGATCCAAGATTTTCTCGTCCAGAATGGATGATATACACTATGTTTCCAATCCCTCCACCATCTATGCGTCCATCTGTTAAACAACCAAATGGACAACGTTCAGAAGATGATTTATCAACATTACTCGCCAATATTATTAAATATAATAATCTATTAAAGAAAAATCTCGCTGATCCAGATACCAGTAATGATAAAATCAGAAATCATTATGCTTTATTACAATACAATGTTTTGACTTATAATGATAATGAAAAGAATGGTATTAAAAAGAATTCACAAAGAGTTAGTGGTCGCCCATTAAAAGCTGTTTTACAACGTCTTGGTAGTAAACAAGGTAGAATTAGGGGTAATATTATGGGTAAAAGAGTTGATTATTCAGGTAGAACAGTTATTTCAGTAGATCCTAATATTAGTATTGATGAATATGGTGTTCCGCAGAAAATGGCTATGAATTTAACATTTCCAGAAACTGTTACTAAATTTAATATTAAAAAGATGTATAAGTTATTAAGAAATGGTCCTAATAAATACCCAGGTGCTAATATTTTAGTTAAAAATACTAAATGTAATAATACAATTCAACCTTGTTCTATTTCATTAAAACATGTGGATTTATCTAAAGTTGTTTTGAATTATGGTGATGTTTTACATAGACATTTATTAGATGGTGATTATGGTTTATTTAATAGACAACCATCTTTACATAGAATGAATATGATGGCACATAGAGTTCGTGTTATTCCTAAAAACACATTACGATTAAATGTATTTGTATGTAAAAATTACAATGCTGATTATGATGGTGATGAAATGAATACACATATTCCTCAATCATATCAAACTATGACTGAATTAAAACATTTAACGAGTGTTCCAACACAAGTTATTAGTCCAGCATCATCTAGACCATTAATTACAATTGAACAAGATACATTAATTGGTGCTTATCGTATGACACATAAAGATATTCGTATTAGTAAAAAAAATATGTTTAACTATTTGATGTTTGATAAGAATTTTACTAATTCTGGTGTTACCAAATTACCAGATGCCACTGATGAAAAATTAAATGAATGGTCTGGTAGTCAATTATTTTCTCAAATTATTCCAGAAGTTAGTTTAAAACAGACAAATGAATGGAATAGTAAAAGTGGTGATGGTGATAATATAAATAAAGTTGTTATTCAAAATGGTGATTTAGTAAGTGGTGTATTAAGTAAAAGTGTAATTGGTTCTAAATTAGTTCAATTTATTCATAATCAGTATGATCCAAAAGTTTTAATTAACTTTATGAATAAAAGTCAAGTGATGGTTATTCGTTGGATGATGATTGATGGATTTACTGTTGGATTAGGTGATTGTTTAATTAATAATCAAATTAAAGAAGAAGTTACTAATTTTATTGACACTGAATTATCTAAGGCGAATAAAATTATAGTTGAAGCAGAGCAAGGTGTTTTTAAAACTGAATTAGCTGAAAAATATAGAGCTGAAGCATTTGAAGCTGAATTACTGAAAGTAATTGATAATGCTGGTAAAAACTCATCTTCAATTATTTTAAAACATCAAAAAAAAGAAAATAATATTATTCAATGTATTGATTCTGGTGTAAAAGGTTCTAAAATTAATTTAACACAGATTTCTGGTTCTGTTGGACAACAATCTATTATGGGTGCTAGAATTCCATTTAAATATAGTGATAGAACACTTCCTCATTTTCATAAATTAGATGATGGTCCAGCAAGTAGAGGATTTTGTAGAAGTTCATTTAGTGAAGGATTAAAACCACACGAGTTCTTCTTTCACGCTGTTGCTGGTAGAATTGGTGTTATTGATACAGCTGTTAAAACTAAAAAGTCTGGTTATATTCAAAGAAGAATGATTAAAGCCACAGAAGATATTGGGGTTAAATATGATGGCACAGTTCGTGATTCATTTAACAATATTGTTCAATTCAGATATGGTGATGATTCATTTGATCCAATTAAATTGGAGAAACAGAAAATAGAATTAATCACATATAGTAATCAGAAAATCATTGATGAATTTGAATTTATGGATAACAAAGAAGAGGTTAAACAGATTTTTAAAGATAGAGATGAATTAAGAAATAATTATTTCAAACATATTACAAATATAGATTTAAAATTATTAAGTCCTGTTAATTTTAAAAGATTAATTGAACGTGTTATAATCCAATTCAATTTAGATAGTGTTGGTGGTGTAGCATTAATTAATGGTAGTAAAAAGAATTTATTGACTACTGATTATATAATTGATGAAATTGTTAAATTATGTAATCATAAATACATTAAACGACATAAAATATTACAGATTGTTATTAGATATCAATTAGCATCTAAAAAATGTATTGAAGAGTATAATCTAAATAAACCCGCCTTTGATTTCATAATCCAAATGATTTATAAATACGTTAAGAATGCATTAATTACTCCTGGTGAAATGGTTGGTATTATTTGTGCTCAATCAATTGGTGAAGTGTTAACACAAATGACACTTAATTCATTTCATTTAGCTGGTGTTGGTAGTAAAGCAGTTATCACAACATCAGGTGTACCAAGACTTCGTGAAATCATTGATTTAAATAAGAATATTAAAACACCATCAATGAATATCTTTTTAAAAGATACATATGCAAATGATAAAACAAAAGCTAATATGGTTAAATCTAAATTGGAAATTACTAAATTTAAAAATATTATCTCTAAAATTGTTACATTGTATGATACTAATAATGATTATACATCTATTTCTAATGATGAAGAGATTGAATTCATTAAGACATATCACGAATTTAATAAAATATTAGGTATTGATAATTTTGACAAAGATAGTTTATCTAAATGGGTATTAATTCTAGAATTTGATAAAAGTGCATTGATTACTAAAAATATTACAATTAGTGATATTGAAGAGTCTATTCGATATAATTTGGGTGAAGAAGGTGATATACAGACTATCATTAGTGATAATAATAGTTCAAGTGTGTCAATTCGTATCAAGATTAGAGAAGATAAGACTGGTGGCGATGAAGAATCATCTGATGATGGTACTGGTGGACGAAAATTTATGAGAGAATTAAAGAACAATATTCTTAATATTACATTGAAAGGTGTTAATAAAATGAAGAAAGTTGGTATGACAGAAGAGAATAAAATTGTTTATTATGGTGATGGTTCTAGTGATATTGTAAGTGAATGGGTATTAAATAGTGATGGTACAAATTTAAAAGATATTATTACTAATAGATTTGTTGATGCTACTAGAACAATATCAAATGATATTTGGGAAGTTTATAATATTTTTGGTATTGAAGCGTCTAGAAATTTAATTATAGAACAATTAATGGAGACAATTAATTCTGATGGTAGTGATAAAATCAATTATAGACATGTTGAAATGCTAGTTGATGTTATGTGTAGAACGGGTAATTTAATGCCTATTACCAGAAATGGTATTAATAAGCGTGAAGAAGAAGACCCAATAGCTAAAATATCATTTGAAAAAGTACACGATATTATTGTTAAATCATCTATCTTTTCTCATAAAGATGAAATGAAAGGTGTATCTGCTAATATTATGATGGCACAATTACCACCAATTGGTACTAATAGTTTTAAAACATCATTAGATGAAAATGTATTTGAGAAAGAATTAAAAGCATTAGGTAATGAATTACCGGAAATTATTGATGAAATGACAGCTGAAGAAGAGCAAGAAAAATATGATGAAATATCTAAGAAGATTAATAATTTATATAAAGAATTTGATTCTGAAAAATTGATTACTGATAACTCATTTAAGTTTATTGGTGTTCCAGATTTAGATAATCAACAGAAAATATCAAGAGTAGTGTATATACCACTAACAATTAATTTTACTTCAAATAATTCTATGATTAGTAAAACTAAATCAAAAACTAAACCAACATCTGGTAAAAAATAATTAATAATTAAATAAAATAAGAATAATTAAATAAAATAAAAATAAAAAATCCCACTATGGGGATTTTTTATTTTTATTTTATTTAATTATTATATAGTTCATAATGTTAATATCAAAAAAATATAGAAAGAGTGTGCCATATATTGTAGCGGGGGTATTAATATTAGCATTATCATGTAATTTTATGTATGATAATCTATTAGTTGAATCCCTTAATAGAGTATTGCCATTAACTATTATATCAACAATGATTTTATCTATACCATTAAAAAGTGTTAAAGAAGCATTATATTATAGTGTAATTGGTGTTATTACTTTAGAAGTTATTTATTATACACGTTTATATAAATTAGGTTATGATGTAATTAAACATAATGAAGGAATAGAATATGCTATTAAACGTTCAAAGAGAAAACAACGTATTTGGGAAGGTTTTGAAGGTGAAGGTGAAGAAGAAGATGGTGATGATGACAATAATGGTGATAGTGATGATAATAGTAGTGATAAAGATACTAAAATAAAAGATGATGATGAAGCTGAAAAGTTTGGTAATGATGGTGATAGTGAAGATACATCTAAATTATTAAATGAATATGTTAAATCAATGAGTATGATGGGCAATTTGTCTGAAGATGAATCTGGATTACTTAATGATAATGACGATGATGATGATGTTTTAAAAAAGCTTTATAAAGATACTAAAAAAGGCACTAAATCAATGAAAGATTATACACCAATGGAAGCACAATTAGCAACATATAAAATGATTGATAATGTTAAAGAATTGGAAACATTAATGCAACGGTTAACACCTACATTAAAAATGGGACATAGTCTTATGAAAAACTTTGAGAAGTTTGGTTTTACTAAAAAATAATTAATATTAAAAATTAATATTAAAAAATTAATATTAAAAAATAATATTTTTATAATCATAAGTTAACTTATGATTATAAAAATATTATTTTTTAATATTATATAATAGATTAAAGTCATAAGTGAAGTAGTGCAAATTTGAATAATATGAAGAAAAATATAGCAATAATCGTAGGTGGTTCAGTTATTATAATTGGTACATATATTTATTTAGTAGGTAGTAAAAAGATAGAAAGATTCATAAATATAGATCAGCATCAATATTTAGATAAGATTAATAATACCATTAATAATGTAATTGATTATATAAAAGAGAAAACTACATTAACAAATAAAAAAATAACTGAAGAAGAAAGAATACCATTAGAATTAAATAATAATAAATTTGATAATGATATGACTCAATTTTTATCTAATAATGATATGATATCAATTGAGATAAAGAGATTAGAAAAAGAAATACAAGATGAAACAAATACAAGATGAAACAAATACAAGATGAAACAAATTAAATATATAACTATTATATATAAGTAATAAAAATATTATATAGATAATAAAATATTTAAAATGAAGAATGGTAAAATAAATAAGAGTGTAAAGAATTTTTTACTATTTGTAATAATAGTTCTTTCATTAATTGCTATTATTAAATTATCATATGATATGGGTAATCAACATGTTTATAAAATGATTAATGAAAGAGTTGATAGTGTTAGAGATGCTATTAAAGACACTGTTTCTGGTAATAGTGGACACGATGGTGGTCGTACTGGCGACAGTGTTCAAGAAGATTATTTTAATAATGTAATTGACACTGCTTCTGGATTAGGTTTAGGTATGTTAAATCAACCAATGAATACCGCAAGTGCTGTTGATATCCCAATGAGATTTGGTAATCAACCTTGGTATCCAAATATGTCATTGCCTCCTCAAGTAATTGGATGTGGTGGTCGTCGTCAAGGTTGTCTTGGTGGTACACAAATTGGTATTCCAAATGTTTTACCACCAATTGATATTAGTGATACTAATATTGCTCCTACAACAATTGCTAATGCTGGTTTAAACTATAATTATAATCGTTTACATAAAGTTGGTGTAATTCAAAAAATATTTGGTAATGAAAATCAAGTTTATCCATTATATTCTCGTAGAGACCCATATAATAGAAACAGATATCAATATTTCACTGTTTTAGGACCATTAAATCAAATGCTTCCAGTTGTTACTAAATCACCGAATGATGAATTAGGAACTAATGAAAGTGTAAGAATCCAAGGTAACACTGGTGTATATAGAACAACTATTTATGATAATAACTATCCTAGATATACACCAACTTTATATTAATTTATTATATTAATTCATTAATTCATTAATTCATTAATTTATTAATTTAATTAATTTAATATAACTAACTCACCTAATTTGGTTTTCAATGTCTGTCATTTCTTGTCTAACTGGTGGTTGAGTATCTTCTTCAACGGTGATATCGTGACTACAACATACACATGTCATACCAGAGAAACAATCACTAAATCCAATTGGTATATCCTTAACACATTGTTTAAGTGATGAATACCATCTTTTTAATTTATTTTTAATATTATTTTTAACAATATTAAAAGTTAATTTATCTTTTTTGTCATCAATATCATCTATTATACCAATGTTGATTGAATGCGAATGACTATCTTTTATAGTATTATCTTTACTATTTGCATTGGCATTGGTATTGACATGTTTGTTATGATTATTTGTATTATATTTAATACAATATGTACAATCATCTTTTGTTGATGTTGCTGTTGATACTAAAAACTTTTGTATTTTTGATGATACTCTTCTTTTATATGAAACTGCTAAAATGTTTTTCATTTTTTCATCAATGTTGTCATAATCACCAATGATATCATTTCGTGTTAATTCATTATTTTGTATTAATTCATTATTTTGTATTAATTCATTTGACAATTGATTTGATTTTATTCTTCTTGTAATAGTTGATTCATTATTATCATTTATATCTGTATCATCTTCTATTATATTATTTATAGTTCTATTATATACATTTTCATATTCACTATCAGATAATCCTTCATTTTCTTCTGAAAATCCATCATCAATATCAAGTTGTTCAATATCTTCCTTTGTTATTATATTGTCATTTGATGCTACAATTTTTAGTTCAGATTGTTTATCTGATTCATTATCTGTCTCATTGTCTGGTTCACTTTTTCTACTAATGGAATGTTCAACACTTTCGTAATCACTATCATCAGTTAATTCATGAGTATTTAATTCATCTGGATAAAAATCATATTCTTTATTTATTGTATTATTATTTATTCCAACATTAATATAATCTAATAAATCAAATATTTTATAATTAAATTCACTAAGATTTCTCAAACCTTTTACTGATTTAAAAATATCATCTAATATTTGTTGATTATTATTATATTTTTTTAGTAAATAATCATATGATTCATATAGTAAATCATATATATCAGATGATAATGCTATATTAGTATTATCATTACTATAAATAATTTTTTTATCGGTAATAGTAATAAACTGATTTGTATAATTTGTAATATTCATTATGTTTTCTAAAAAAACATGTTCATATTTATTTGTATTATTGTTGCTGTAACTGTAACTATAACTAAACATTTATTATAAATTATCTTTTTAATTGTTAATTAATTGTTAATTATATTATATAATATACCAAACATATTTTTATATGTAGATATTTATGATTAAGTGTATATCTATGATTAAGTATATTTGTATAATTATATAAATTTTAAATATATGTATATTTAGTATATATGTTTGTATATTGATATAGATAATTTAATATAATAAATATGAATAAAAAGACAGATATTTTAGATGTATATAACTCTAAATATAGATTATTACTATTTCGTCTTAATAAAAAATTTAAACTACCGAATAAGAAATTAGAAACATTAATAAAAGATAAGAATACTGACAAAAAAATATATAAAGAATTACATAATGAACATAAGAAAATAAAAAATAAGTATAATAAAAAAGATATTACATTTGGACAAAAAAAGAAAGCAGAATTATATGGAAGAATTATAGGTAATATATTAAATGAATTAAATATAAAATTTAATGGTAAAAAAATATCATATTTAGATGTAGGGTGTGAAGATTTTTTTATACCAACTGCAATCGGCAATGCAATGGGTGCAACTGAAGTAGATTGTATTAATATAGAAGATTGGGAGAGTAAATCATATGAAATAGAAAATATTGGATTAACTGCTAGTAAAAAAATACCAGGTTACAATAAAAATACAAAATATCAATTTACATATTACGACGGTATTAATATACCTAAAAAAAATAATTCAATTAATTTGTGTTCATCATTTATGGTTTTACATCATGTATTTAAATTAGATGAGCTTTTAGTTGATATACATAGAGTATTAAAGAAAGGTGGTGTATTTGTAATACGAGAGCATGATAGCTATGATAATACTTATTCGAAATATTTAGATATAATCCATTACTATTATGATTTAGTGGTAGCAGATAAACCAGATAAAATGATTGATTATAATACAACTTATTATACTAAACGAGGATTAATAAATAAAATAACAAAGAAGGGATTTAAATTACTTAAAGTTATACCAACCAAACATTCAGATGCTTATTTTGCCTTTTTTATGAAAAAATAAAATATACTATATATTTATATAGAGAATTATTAATTATCAACTATATATAAAATATATCTAATTTAATAAATATAGATTCTATTTAATATGATGTCAAGTAAATTATTAGGTGGTATTAGAAAAAAAAAAAGAGGTGGTAAATCTAAATCTAAAAAAGGTGGTATGAGTGATGATAAGAATATTAAAACTGTAACAATTAATTTATCACCTCAATATATGGGTGGTCAAAATAATGATGATCCACCATTTAATAATGATGAATCTAATAATAATGAGTATGATGAAAGACCATCAGAAGAAAATTTAGAAGAAGTTGATGTTGAAGAGCAACAAGTAGATGAACCGAATGATGAAGAAGCTGAAACTGAACCAGATGATGAAGAAGCTGAAACTGAACCAGATGATGAAGAAGCTGAACCGGACGATGATGAAGAAGTTGAACCGGATGATGATGAAACTAAAACTAAACCAGAAGTTGTTGTTGAAAAGAAAACTAAAAAACAAGTATTAGTGCCACAATTATTCGGTTTTAGAGACCAATTAAAAATGTATCATTGGCAAACACAATCACATTCAAGACACGTAGCATCTGGTGAGTTTGTAACTAATCTTACTGAATTTATTGATACATTTGTGGAAGTTTATCAGGGTAAATATGGCCGTATTCAATTAGATAATATTGTATCAATCAAATTAAAAAATATGAATGATACTACTGTAATTGAATATATTAATAAATACAAAAACTATTTATTATATACATTATCTGGAACATTAGATGAAGTAAAAGATACTGACTTATTAAATCTTAAAGATGAAATGTTAGCAGAAGCAAACAAATTGTTATATCTTTTTACTCTAAGATAAATTATAAATTAAATATATTATTTTTATTAAAAGCATTTGAATGCTTTTAATAAAAATAATATATTTAATTTATATCATATATTATATATAGTAGTATAACAAGTTTTATTACAAGGTATAATAATTAATATTTAATTTAAAATGGGTAAAACTAAAACTTGGGAAGATGAATATACAAATATGTTGAAATTGAAAAAAAGTAAACAAAATTTTAATGATGATAAAGCCAGTTTTTGTAATGAGAAATGCCGTTTTCAAATTGATAGTAGTAGTCCAGAAAAGAATTTAAAAATAGAATTATCTAAAGAGGGATCTAAAAACGTTGATTCCGTCATGAATATTAATATTTCGGGCAATGGTAATGGAAATCATAAACTTATATACAATGGTGGTATTGAAAATAGCTCTGAATATGTTGAATACACTCTAACAAATATGTTTGTTAAATTAGTTAGTTTACACGCTATAAACTCTGATAAATATAAAATGGAATTAGTTATGCAGTATGTATCGGGGGATGATGATGTTGTTTATGTTTGTATATTACTTAATCCAGTTGATAATAATCAAATAGATGAAGAAGGTGATGTTTATGAATTCTTTAATGAAATGGCAAATGTATTCCCGAGTAAAGTTGGTAAAGAAGTTAATGTAACTAAAATTAAGAATTGGAGAATAACTACTTTATTACCACATAAAGATGATTCTGGTTTTCGTAGTTTTTATACATATAATTCTGCTAAAACTGTGAATTGGATTATATTTAAAACACCATTAAATATTCCAGTTAATTTTTATGATACATTTATAGATGAATTGGGTGTAAAAGAGAAAAATATATCAAATGCTATGAATATAATTCCTAAAACAAGAAAGAATATAACATATGTAAGTGATTATGATGATAGTGTTATGATTAAAGGGTTTGATGGTACTGATGATGTTAGCGGTGGTAGCAGTAGTAATAGTAAAAATAAAAAGGGAAAGAAAAAGAGTGGTAAAAAAGGTGGTAAAAAGGGAAAAAAACAAGTTGATATTGATGACGATGATGATGAAGATGGTAGTGTTAAAAGTAATACCGATGGTATTACATTATCACCAGTATTTAAAAATCCATTACTATATGTTGTATCAATATTATCATTAATTATAATAGTATCATTAGGGACAATATATAATATAAAATATTATGTAATTTCTGGTATATCATTACTTCTATTTGGAATATTATATGTGATGTTTTTTAAAATGAATGATAGAAAAGATACACAAGTCTTTTATTGTATTGTTCTTTCAATTGCATTATTTGTAGTATACCGTAAACCTGGTGTAATAGATAATATATTTCAAAATTATTATAACTACAATAATAAATCATCTACTAATAATTCATATTATCTGTAAATAAAATGACAAGACAACAACAATTACAATCCGATGGTATGTATGACTAATGTTTTATAATTTTCAAATGTATAAGTAAATATTTTTATTCTATAATAAATAAATATAATTTATGTAAAATAGAATATTCATTTTATAATATAGAAGAGAAATATATTATAATATCGTACTATTATTAATATAGTATAATGGTTAATAAACGTAAAAGAAAATATATTTCTTCTGATGAAGATGAGGATTATAGTAATAGTGGGGATGATTCTATCGATTGTAGTAGTATTAATAATAATAATAGTTATAGTAATAAACGCCGTTCACCAAGAATTGAAGCTATGAAGAAAAATAAAAATAGTAATAAAAAATATAATATATCTAATTTTGATTTAGATAAGTATTATTATGATAATAGTTTTAATAAGAATGATAATAAGAAGAATGATAATAAAAAAAATAAAAAAAGAAATAAACATAAAATTGTAATTAAAAAGAAAAGAAAATATAATATAATACATGTTAATCAGAAAGAGTATGAATTTAATAATGCTATAAGAGGTATGGATGAAAATATAAATAATGATGTATTCACTCACGAAGAAATTATGAATAATTATAAGAAAAAAATTATTAATTTGGATACAACTATTGAAAATAAATTAAAAATATATGAACGTTTAATTAATTTGAGAAGTATGAGTGGTAATGAGAACGAATATCCTAAATTAAATCAATGGATTAGACAAATACTAAGTGTGCCATTTGGTCAATATAGAGAATTGAGTATGAATAGTATTAATTCTGAAATTAAAAGAAACACTTGTGTCAATATTTTAAAGGAAAAATATAATAGAGGAAATGATAGGGGAGATTATAGAGGAAATAATGGAGGTAATAATGGAATTGTGTATGATAATTTCATTCTAGATGCTTACAAAAAACTAGATGAATCAATTTATGGACAACAAAACGCTAAAAATAAGATTTTACAAATCATTATGAAATGGATATCAAATCCATCATCTAAAGGAAATGTATTAGGATTTTCTGGAAGTAAAGGTGTTGGTAAAACGAGTCTCGCTAGTCAAGGTCTGGCTGAAGCATTAAATCGCCCTTGTTACATTATTAAATTAGGTTCATTAACAGATGCTTCTTATTTAGAAGGACACGGATACACTTATGATGGTGCTATTTGTGGTCGTATTATTGATATTATAAGAGAAGCAAAATGTATGAATCCAATTATATTCTTTGATGAATTAGATAAATTGAGTCAGACAGAGAAAGGGCGTGAAATTATTGGATATTTAATTCATTTAACTGATTTTACAGAAAATAATCGATATCAAGAAGATAAATATTTTTCTGGTATAACATTTGATTTATCACGTGCTCTCTTTATATTTTCATATAATTATCCAGAAAGAATAGACCCAATCTTAAAGGATAGGATAGAACAAATTGATTTTCAGACATTTGATACAAATGAAAAAATAGAAATAGTAAATCGTTATTTATTACCATCAATTCATAAAACACTTGGTATTAAATATTTAAATAATTCTAAATCCGTGCCGTATATTAATCTTCCTACTAAAACAATAAAATATATTATTGATACAATTAATAGTGAAAGTATAAGACAATTAAAATCAAGAATAGAATCTTTATATTCTAAACTTCAATTACTTATGAATTTATCATTAGATACTATCTCCAAGATTAATATTTATAATCCAAAAAACATATGTAATAAATCAAAATTACCACTGAATATAAGCAAAGAAATATATGATGAATATAATAATAAAGTTAATTAATTTAAAATATTAATAATTGCTTTAGTTTTAGCAATTATTAATATTTTAATTGTATTTAATTGTATTTTAATTGTATTTTAATTGTATTTTAATTATATTTTAATCCACTTACCATAATCTTCATTATATACAAAACATGCACTATCTCCATCATCTACTAAAAGAAGTGAATCAATCTCATTGTATTCAAGACAATAAAAATTAGTATTATAAATGTAAGCACGCCCTACATTATTAGTTGTAGATGTATCATAATTTGGTTGACCAACTATACTATAACATCCATTTTCTGAAATAGAAACAGAATAACCAAATTTATCATTAATTTGAGGTGAGTCGATATTATTTATTTTTTTTTCTATCCATTGCCCATCTTCTTTACAATCTTCTCTATAAAAAATATAAGCTTTTCCTGGTCTTCCTGATAAATTAATATAATTACCAGTACCGACAATTAAATATTTTCCATCACTTGATATTGAAACTGAATTTCCAAATCTATCAAATTGTTGTCCATCGGAAGCTATTATTTTTTCTTCATTCGTCCAATTAGTACCATCATATTTATAAATATATACAGCACCATCATTACTTACACCAGTATCTTCATTTATTGATCCAATTGCTATATATTTTCCATCTTTTGTAATAGATACTGAAAATCCAAATCTATCAGTATTCCCACCATCAGATGCTGTCATTGATTGAATACTAGTCCAACTACCACCACTCAATCCATACATATATGCTTCACCTGGGCCAGAACTATTAAAACTTCCAAGAATAGCATAATTACCATCATTTGATATATCAACTGACCAACCAAATCTATCACCAAATCTATCACTAATTGAAGGTGTAATTCTTGGATCATCTATTCTTTGTTCACCTGTCCACCCAATTCCAGTACCCCCATATTCATAAAAATAAACACTACCCTCATCATTAGATGGAGAATTTCTAAGTGGTGCACCTACTACCAAACTATTACCATCACCTGAAATAGCTACAGAATAGCCAAATTCATCACCAGATAAACCATCTGATGCCACTATTTTATATTCGCCTGTCCAACTAGTTCCATCATATTTATAAATATATACAGCACCATTATCAATGATACCTGATCCAGTATCTTCTTGTCTAGCACCAATAGCAATTGTTTTACCATCATCACTAATTGAAACAGAATATCCAAATTCGTCACCATCGTCAATACCAGATGAGCGTATTTCTTGTTCTTTATTCCATGTATCACCACTTAAAGAATATACAATAACAGCTCCTTGTGTTATTTGACCATCACCAGTTACCCAATTTGGAGCACCTACAAGAGCGTATTTACCATCATTTGACATTGATACAGACCAACCATAAATATTATTCGATAAAATTCCACTTGTATTAGGATTTTCTAATATTTGTTCAGTATTTTCATCAACTTTAATAATTTTTTTGTAAAACCCGTCTTTAATACCATTAGCCAATACACCTGTTCCACATGTATTAACCCAAGTAAGAGATTTTTCACCAGATACAGTTTTTCCAGTTTCATTTATTGTTTCTGTAGTATACACTATATTTTTAACATTCAGACATTTATTAACTGTTAAATCTTTTTTAACTTTTAAATTACAATTAGCAATAATGTTTTTTTTAACATTTAAATTACCTTCAATAATAGTCGTACATGGTTTATTTTTACCAGCTGGTTTAAAGGTAATCGAAGGCGGTTTAATTGACATATTTACTTGCTATTTTATATCAAATATACTATCTTATATCAAATATACTAATAAAAATATTTTTTATTTAAAATTAATACTATATAATATATATATATAAAATGAAAGAATACTCTATCTTTATATTTCGTCGTGATTTTAGATTAGATGATAATACTGGATTATTTCACGCTTTAACTGAATATAAAGACACGACAATTATACCAATTTTTATTTTTACACCAGAGCAAATTGATAGAAAAGAAAATCAATATAGATCAGATAATGGTGTTCAATTTATGATTGAATCTTTGAGAGATTTAAATAAACAATTAACGAAACTTGGTTCTAAATTATATCTATTTTATGGTGATAATGTTAAAGTATTAACAAAATTGGTAAATAAAATTAATGGTTTAGGTTCAAAGAATAATTCAAGGGTTAAAGCAATCGTATTTAATAAAGATTATACACCATATGCCCGTAAAAGAGATAATGAAATCGAATTCTTTTGTAAGAAATATAAAAATCAGAATAGTCATAATACTGGAATTGAGTCTGGGATTGGAATAACTTGTGATATGGTAGAGGACTATTTAATGAGTGATTATGTAGGTCAATATAATAAAGCATCTGATGGAAAACCATATAATGTATTCACTCCATTTAAGAAGAATGCTATAAGGAAACATCGTGTTACTAAACCAACTTATTTAAAATTAGGATTGAAAAAATATAAGAAATTATTTGCGTCTAATGATAATTCAAGTGCTCTAAATATTGCCATAAATAAAATTAGAATGAAAACTAACTGGAAAAAAGGCCTAACTGATGTAATTGACTATAAGATAAATGAAGATATACAAGTTAGAGGTGGTCGTGAGCGTGGTTTAGATAAATTAAAACAATTGAAAAAAGACAAACGGGCCGTTAAATTGTATGATAAACAGAGAAATCAGTTAAGTTATCAAACAACTGAATTATCTGCTTATATTAAGTTTGGTTGCGTATCTATACGTGAAGTGTATTGGTTTGTTTTGGATGATATTGGGATGAAAAAAGATGATACGCTAATCTCTCAATTGTATTGGCGTGAATTTTACTATTATATAGTGTATTTTTATCCAAAAGTGTTAGAAACTGGTTCTAATTTTAATCCAAAATATGATAACATAAAATGGGTGTCTATCTCTAGTGAGAAAGGTATGAATTATTTAGAGAAATGGACACAGGGACGGACTGGGTTTCCGGTTGTTGATGCTGGTATGACACAATTAAATACAACTGGGTATATGCATAATAGAGCACGATTAATAACAGCAAACTTTTTAAATAGAATGCTTGGTCTTGATTGGAGACTTGGGGAGCGGTATTTTGCTATAAAATTGACTGATTATGATCCAGCTGTTAATAACGGTAATTGGCAATGGGTTTCGTCTACTGGTACTGACCCTAAACCATATTTTCAGCGATTATTTAATCCAATAATACAGAGCAAGAAGTTTGACGTGGATGCTGAATATATCAAAAAATGGCTACCACAACTGAATGATATACCAGCAAATCACCTTCACAATTGGGAGAAATATAGCAACGAATACGATTTGAGCGATATTAACTATGTTGCTCCAATTGTAGATTATAAAAAGGCTAGACAGAGAAGCATTGATATGTATAGAGCTGTTTTATAAAAATGATAAAAATATTGACTTTTTGAAGATAAAATTATATATTAATAAAAATTTAAAATGACATACGAAAAAGCAAAAAGACAACTTTATTCAAAAGCATATCAAATTATCATATTACACCCTAATGATAATAAAAAAGAATGTGCTGATATTTTATGTAGTCTTATGAATTTACATACAAAAAAAAAGATTACTAGAAAACAGGCAAATGCCTTAATTGAAAGGTCATGGCCAGACAGGGAATGGAATAGGAGTAGATATTTTTGTTAATGTCATTAAATAAATATTATTAAGTGGTTTAAATACAACCACAAAAACAAAAATAAATATCAATAAAATACCCCCTTAAATGGGGTATTTTATTGATATTTATTTTTGTTTTTAATTATAATTAAAAATATACTAAGAGTTTAATTGAATAATTTCAATTTCTGTTTTAATTCTTTTAATTAAACTCTTAATATACCTAGAATCTAAATTATCATCACCTAATTGACCAATATGCTCTTGGTTTTTCTCAAGTTGTCCTAAATCATTCTCATAAAATTGTAATACATTAACTTTTGTATATGCTTTACGGATATTACTAACAATAATCTTCTTTAAATTAGTGAAACCAACATCATATACCCATTTAGTTCCATCCCAATATTTTATTTTGGTTTGATTTATCTTCTTAAATGGTAATTGTTTTGATTCAGTAATATAATATTGTTTAAACATCTTGAAATCACCGTCAATTGATGCCTTTTCTAGCATCTTTTTACTAAAATCTTCATCTAATTTAAATTCACCATATTTAACAAAATTAGTTTCATTATTATCTAATTCTTTTTCATCATCTATCTTTAATCTTAATTTAATTAACTTTATATCAATAGATAATTTAGATATAACTTGATGTAATTGTTTATTTTGTTCAATTAATTCTTTAATTACTTTATTTTTATCAGATTTACTCATATTTACTTAATTTATTTTATATAATATTGTATTTAGATTGATACATAAGATATTATCATTATGTAAATAGTTTGTTATGTATATCATTTTTTGTTTTTGTTTTTATTTTTATTTTTATTTTTATTTTTATTTTTATTTTTATTTTTATTTTTATTTTTATTTTTATTTTTATTTTTAGTTTTAGTTTTAAAAATCTAAATACGTATAACTTTTACTTTTGCTTGTTTACAAAAATATGCTACTAATTCATCATTCTTATAGTTTTCTATATACTTAATCTCTTTTATACCTGATGCTAGTAGTAATCTACAACATATAATACAAGGATAATGAGTTATATAAGCAGTAGCACCTATACAACTAACACCGCGTTTAGCACAATCACAAATAGCATTTTGTTCAGCGTGAATTGTTGCTTGTTCGTGTTTATTACGCATCTTTGATATATGAGGACATCCTGGTAGAAATCCATTATAACCTTGACTAACTATACGATTATCTTTAACTAGTAAACAACCTACTTGTAATCTCTCACAAGCACTCCTTTCTCGTGTTGCTAATACAATCTTTTTAAAATATTCGTCCCAAGATGGTCTATTCATTTTAATGCGTAATATATTATAATATATTATATAATAATTATAATTTACTTATAATATAGAAAGTATGCCTAATAATAATAAGCAGTGTAATCGAAAGGGTGGTAAGTATATTATTAAAGCCCCTATACTATTCACTATTAATGAGAGTAATAGACCAGATTTTACTTTTATAGGTGAGTTTTCACCATTATCTGGTTATGAACCAAAATATGAACCTAAAAAATGGAATAATGAAAGAATAATAAAGAATCATAATTGTTACTCATATATGATGAATGCAATTGCTAGTAAAAGAAAAGACAAACCACAACCTGGGTATTTTTCTGGTTATCCAAGTGTTAGTAATAATGAATATACATGTGATAACTATTTTAAGAGAATAAAGAAAGATAATCCATCTATATACAAAATTGGTTTTGATGAAAAATGTAAGAAAGGTCATTATAAAGCATTTATGGCTATTTCAGATGGAAGTGACCCAGATTATCATTTCTATAGACAAGATAAAAATGGTTACTGGTCTCATAAACCTGGAAGAAGAGAAGCAACTGACTTAGATGCTTCTGGTAAAAAAATAAAGAATCCATTTTTAGCTGATAGAAATTATCAATATTATAACTATAAAACAGCTTGTTCTATGTTTTGTGTTAATCCAGATTTAGGAAGAGCATATTCAACAAGAAAGCAATAATAATTTGATATAATTTGATATAATTTAATATAATTAATTATACATTAATGAAGATGATGAATCTTTTTTTATATATTTTTGAGACAATTGTATTAGTCTTTTAATAGCTTTTTTATCGTATATTTTTTTACCTTCATATTCAAATAAAAAGTATTGTAATATAGCTGTTGTTATTTTAATATTTTTAGAAGCATTAACAAACTGATCTAGATGATCATCTGTAATTTCTGGGATGAATCTTTTACACATTAATCTTTTTTGCTCATCAGTTGTATATGTAAATTCCATATGATAATCAACACGACCTGGTCGTAATAAAGCTTCGTCAATATTCTCAATATGATTAGTTGTTAAGAATGTAATTAATCCATCACGGATAGTTAAACCGTCTAGTGCATTAATCATACCAGAAAATGTTAATCCAGTTGATTTATTATCTCTTTTTAGAAATAATGAATCAACATCTTCCATAATAAGAATTGATTTTTCTGGTATATTAGATAATGCTTCTGTAAATGAAACATCATCTAATGATGATGTAAATGGTATAATATAAATTGAATAGTCTAATTTAGAAGCAATACTCATAGTAAGTGATGTTTTACCAGTTCCAGGTATTCCAGATAATAAATAATTTCTTTTATATGGTATTCCAAATTTGGAATATTTATTTTTATTACCAATAAATAAATTAATGTCATTTACAAAACTATCTAATACTTTTTTATCAAGATAAATTGTATTTATATCTCGTTTTTCAAGCACTGTGTGTTTGTCCCAATATGACGTATACCATTTAAATACATTGATTTTATTTGGATATCTTGAATAAAATTTATAACTATAGCACTCTTTTAATAAATCATTTAATATTTCTTCAGTAGTACATTGAATATCAATTCTTTTATAAATATCAATTACACAATTAACTCCTTTTGGACTACCAATCTCTTTATATCTGTATTTTATAATTGAGTCTTTAAACTTTACTAATGAATAATCATCACTTGTTGTGCGACCAACACTATAAATAGTTTTACCATCTATTTTTTTAGCATAATCACAAGTATTTTCACAAAAATATCGTTCCTTCTCTTGAAAAGATATAAATTCTAATCTTTTGGGTTTTATTTCTGTATTTTTAGAATTACTAATTTTATTTACATTTGATTTTACTGATTTTATTGATTTAACAGGACGACGATTACGATTTTGACGCTGTGATTGTGGTGTTTTTGGCTTTGATGGTGTAGTTTGTTTTTTTTCTTCACTATTCTCTGTATTAGTTACATTTAATACTAAATTACCTAAAAATCTTTGAAAAAGACGAAAATTATGATTTTTTGAATAAATTGATATTTCAATTGTCATTTTAATTTTTATTAAATTAAAATATTTAATATAAACTTATATAATTTATTACACTTATATAAGTTTATATAAACTAATTTGTATCAATCCGCTATTTGTATCAATTCACTAATTGTATTTTATTTTCTAACATTGATATAACTTTATTCATTGCTTGATTTTTATTATTTATAGTAGTTTGTTTATTAATCATTTCATTAATTTTTGTTTTAACCTCATCTATTTCTATTTTTCCATTACTAATGATATTTAATTTATTTATTAATTCATAAATTTTTAATTGTTTTTCTTCATTAGATAAAGGTATTGATGATTTAGATTTATTTTTATTCATATTATTCATAATCTTTTTATTATTCATAATCTTTTTATTATTCATAATATTTGATGAACCATTTGACATTTTTGTTAATCTATCATAATCACTCTTATTCATTATCTTTTTTTCTCTTAATAATTCTAATAATGGTATATGAGTTGATATATATCTTTCACTAATATTTGATAAGAAATCTAAAAATCTATTTCTAATATTATCAAACACTTTTTTATCTACACTACCATTATGTCCAATATAGTTTATACCTAAAATACTATACTTATTACGTAATATATCAATTATATCGTATATTATATTCTTATTTGAACCACCTGGTAATTGATTTTCTTCTTTAGCATATTCTAAACCTGTTACAGGGTCTGTAAATACAAGTCCTCTTAAATCTTTAATACCGTCAATCTCAAAATATGATTTTTCAGTAAAATAATTATCTAAGTTTGTTTTTAAACTATCCCAAGAACTTGGTGATTTATTTTTAATAATCTTATCTAATGCTTTTTTAATTGCATTTTTATCACTCTTACACATATTATTTTTTATTTCTTTCCATTCTTTATAAGCTTTAGGATTATATGTAAATGTTGGGATTGTTGTATTATTTATATCACGAAAATATTCATTATAACCATATTGATTTTCCTCAAAATATTTTTGTATTGATTTAGAAATAGTATTGTATAAATTAGTTTTTTCTTCGTAATTTGTAATTTTTATTTGCTTAAGAATATTAATATACTCTTGTTTATTTAATTTTGTTGTTTGTGGTTGTTGTGGCTGTTGTTGTGATTGTTGTTTCTTATTTGGTCTTTTGTTTGGTCTTTTGTTTGGTCTTTTGTTTGGTTGTTTGTTTGGTCTTTTGTTTGGTTGTTTGTTTGGTTGCTTGTTTGGTTGCTTGTTTTGTTGCTTGTTTTGTTGATTATTTTCAGAAGACTCTTCATTATTATCATTATTGTCATTATTATCATTATTAATACTTAAAATATTTTGATAATTTGATATTACATTATTAGGCAATACTGGTGTTTTTTCTTCACCACCTTTTTGCTTTTTTTTACCACTATTTTTTTGTTTATTCTTTTTTTGTTTACTTGAACTACTGGAACTGCTACTATCACTACTTGTTTTGAATATATTTATACCTTTTAACTCTCTAATAATATTATTTTCATCAAAAAATATATTTAATGATAATTTACCATTTTTAGACATCATTTCTTTAATCATATGAACATATAGTGCCCAGTATATTAAAGACATATTTGTTTCAATGTTAGTCATTTTAAAAGCATCTGTTATATTGTATTGTAATGATGCAACTAAATCATTTATTGTATCATATTGACTATTAAATACTTCTTTATTTAATATATTTGCCCAAAATGTTTCCTCATTTACTGGATATTCTATATCAATATGTGTATAATCTAATGAACCAGTAGTTGGTTCAAGTATTTGAATACCAGTTTTGAATTTCTTTTTATAATTTTCTATTTTTTTAATATTATTATTACTATTTGTTAATACATCTGTTAAGTATTTAATAATTTTATTAGTGTTATCTTTTGTATTACTATTCTTTATTTCATCTTCATTTAATTCGCTTATATATGTAATAAAACTATTTACATATTCTTCTATAGAAGTATTATATGATTCCATATCTTTGTATATATGAATGAAAATATCTAATAATACTTATTAGTAATACTTCTCTTTCTATATATTAATAAAATAATAATAATTTTAAAAAATAAAAATATAAAACTCATTAATGAGTTTTATATTTTTATTTTTTAAAATTATTGAATTAAACTAAACTAAACTAAACGTATTGATATGGATATCTATTTTCTAAACTAACACCATCTAAACCTAAATGTGGTGGTCTTGGTGTTGTTACTTTTGGTAAACTACCATATACATTACTACCAGTCATACTATCTCTAATTACAAATACTAATACAGTCATAATAATTACAAATAATGGAAATAAGTTATCTACTACTGGGCGGATTAATAATACTAAAATTAATGCAATGAATAATGATGTAATGAACATCCATAATTTAGGATGAATCATATTGAGAGAACGCTCTAAGTATTGGATAAATCCAATTGATTGATAATCATCATCTTTATCACTGTCTTTTTTAGTTACTTCTTCACAACGAATATATGTTTTTGTTGACATAATTGAATTGAATTAATATTAACAACTTATCTATTATATATATTATGAAAATAAAAAATATAAAAACGCTCTAATGCGTTTTTATATTTTTTATTTTCATAATATATTATTTTTTTTTATAACCAAATGACGTGAATGATGGTGGATTAATTAATCTATTTTCAATTAACTTCTTACATTCATCCAATGTAATTTCTTCTATTTTATCTACTAAATGCTTTGGTATTTTAGCATTAATTGGTTTTGCTGTCCTAGATTTACCAGTTTGACAAATATATGCCCCATATTTTCCATTACGAATTGTTATATATTTACAATCATCAAATGTTTTTAATATATTTTTTTTAGCATTTGTATTAGTAGCATTAATTATTTTTAAACATTTTTCTAATGTTTCATCTTCTTCTGTTAAATTATATTTACTTAATGAATAATTCTTACCATCATACACTATATATTTTCCATATTGACCATTCTTAATAACTATTTCTTTATCATTATGGTGACCTACTATTAGTGGATATCTTATTAATGGTATTATTTTCTTTAATGTTAATTTTTCTAAATTAGTTTTTTTATCTAATGATACATATTTAAATTTGGTTTGTGAATCTGTTTGTGAATCTGTTTTAGTTGATGATTCTGATTGTGAATCTATTATTTGTGATTCACGTGGTTGATTACCAATTCTCAATACTGGACCATATTTACCAATATATGCATTAATATCTTCATCTGTTTTAGGATGTTTACCTATATAAAACATATTTTTAGTAATATCCTTCTTAATGCCATTTAGTTTAGTAACTGTTGGCATAAAATTATTATATTCATTAGTTATGACTTCTGTCCATTTCACTTTACCAGTTGCTATATCATCTAATTGATTCTCTACATTATTTGTATATTCATAATTCATTTGATTTGGAAAATTTTCTAATAAAAAATTAGTTACTTGTATTCCAACTGATGTTGGAAATAATTTCTTTGTTTCTTTATTATAAACAATTTCTGTTTTTGATTCATTAATTTTGTTTGATGATGTTTTTGACGATGAATCAATTCTTAATACCTCAATTGTTTTCTTTTCACCATTAGTTGATTTCTTTTCTACATAATTTCTATCTTGTATAACTGATGTGATATAAGCATATGTTGATGGACGACCAATACCACGTTTTTTCATTTCACTTACTAAACTATGTTCAGAATAACGCGGTGGTGGTGTAGAAATATTCTGTTTAGCTTCTATACTTTTATATTTAATTGGTTCTGATTTCTTCATATCATCAAATGGATTTTTTGTAGATTGATGAAAACCGTTACTAGTACTAGTGTCATATAAAATAGTGTATCCATTGAATGTAGTATGCTCATGTTTTGCTTTAAAATGATATTTTGTATGTTTATAACAGCTGATATCAATTAATAATTCAGTAATTTCTAATTCTTGAGCGGACATTTGCGATGCGACTGTTCTCTTCCAAATCAAATTATATAATTTTATCTCAAATGGTGTATAATTACCTTTTTCTTGTGAAAGATTGTTAATTTTAATATTTGTTGGACGAATTGCTTCATGAGCTTCTTGTGCCTTAGCACCTCCACCTTTTTTATTTTTTGACTTAGATGATGTCCCATAATAACGCTGTTTATGATATCTATCACCGTATTTTTCTACAACATATGTTTTAATTGAGCCCATAATATATTGAGACAATGCCATTGAATCAGTTCTATGATATGTGATTTTACCTTTCTCATATAATTTCTGTGCTACTGACATAACCATTTTTGGAGACATTCCGCAACTCTTACCAGCACTTTGTTGGAGTGTTGAGGTTATAAATGGTGGTGGTGGATTCTTAGTTGATTTTCTCTTAACAATATCAGCAACATTATATGTTGTGCCTTCTTTCTTACATTTATTTAAAAACTTAATGACTGCTGGTTTATTTTTTATAACCTTTGATAATTTAGCAGTTATTAAGGTGGATATAGATGAAGTAGTGGTTGCTGAAGTAGATGGTGGAAAGAATTCACCAGTTATTTTATAATTGGTAGTTGGAGTATATTCAGTAATTTCATTCTCTTTATCAACAATTAGTCTTGTAGCAACGGATTGGACACGACCAGCAGATAATTTATTTTGGACATGTTTCCATAGTAATGGTGAGAATTTAAAACCAATTAAGCGATCTAATACACTACGACCTTTTTGAGAATTGACTTGTTTCATATCAATTGTGGTTGGATTTTCTAAGGCAACTTGAATAGCTTTCTTAGTAATCTCGTGAAATATAATTCTCTTAGTTGTCTTAATATTGAGATCCAATACTTTTGCGATATGCCACCCAATTGCATGACCCTCACGGTCAGCATCAGTGGCAATAATCACTTCATCAGCATTAGAAGCGGATGCTTTTAATTGATTAATGTATTTTGCTTTACCTCTTATTTTAGTGTATTTGGTTTTAAAGTTATTTTTCTCATCAATACCATTCTTTGCGATTTCTCTAATATGTCCAGCTGATGCTAAAACAACATAATCACCTAAATCATCAACGTATTTTTGTAATGTTTTACATTTTGCTGGTGATTCAACTATAATTAATTTCATTTTATATGAAGATTTTATATATAATTGAATTGATACTAATATGTTATGTATACTGATTTTAATTTTATAAATAGATGAAAAATCATTTTTCATTATGATACATTATATTTACCTTTTTTATTTAGTTTCGCAAAACCATAAAAATAATAAATACCATAAACAGTATCCGTTAATACACATCTAAAACAAGCTAGTTGGGGTTTTTTATCTTCCCCCTGACTTAAATAACTTACACAGAGTATTTAATAATTCATCGCTAGTTTTATATTCTTTTTCGAATTGTCCTGTATCTTCATTTAAATACACAAATGGATATTTTTGACAATCATCATCAGAATCATTAAACTCTGGGCGAATATATTCATCGCCCACATCTAAATCATCATCACACGATTCTTCTTCGTCATCTGATGAAACAATTTCCTCAATTTCCTCTTTTGTTGGAGGCTTTGAAGACTTATTTTCATCTTGATATTCACGTTCATCGTCAATATCAGCATTCGGATTGCATTTGATGATTTTTTTTTTATCATTTGTTTTACAGATAAAATTTGTAGCTGTTTTATGTCTACCACAAACTTCATATTCTTTACCATTATATGTAACACTATCTTTAGATGGATTAGGACATTGGTTGCCTTTATTTTCACCACTTTGAATAATAGCATTACATGTTTCAGTAGGTAGATTTTTTTTAGGAGGCATTTTAATTAATTGTATTAATTCTATAAATTAATTATGATTACTGAAATCACAATTAGTTGATAAAAATCATTTTTGTTTAATTGATGGAATGAATTATTGCGTATAGGTTTTTCTACATTGTCTTGGACGACCAACTGTTTTTGCACTAGTCATTTCTGGTGATTCAACTATAATTAATTTCATTTTATATGAAGATTTTATATATAATTGAATTGATACTAATATGTTATGTATACTGATTTTAATTTTATAAATAGAATGAAATAATTTTTGCATTAATTATGATTCAGTAATAACTTTTGATAGATTATATTTACCTTTTTTATTTAGTTTAGCAAAACCATAAAAATCATAAATACCATAATTACCTAATACATAAGCACGATTAGTTAATACACATCTAAAACAAGCTATTTTGGGTTTTTTATTTTTTTTAACCAAAATAGGCTGATTAGAAGATACAATCCAATGTTTTTTATTATATTTGATTGTGGCTTTTTTATTTTTTTTACCAGTTACTTGAACTTGAATTAAATGACCTAATAATAATGCTTCATCTCTAGTTTTATTATCTTTTTCAAATACTTCTTGAGTATCTTCATTAAGATAAACAATCGGATATTTTTTACTTTTAGTTTTAAGTTCAATACATTCAACTTCTGGTAATTCATCATCAGAATCATTAAACTCTGGGCGAATATATTCATCACCAACCTTTAAATCATCATCATAAGAGATGTTATCCGAATCTGAAGAGTCGTCATCTGATGAGACAATTTCCTCAATTTCCTCTTTTGTCGGAGGCTTTGAAGACTTATTTTCATCTTGATATTCACTTTCATTGTCAATATCAGCATTCGGATTGCGTTCAATGATTTCTTCTGTATCATCAACGAGTTTACAGATAAAATTTGTAGCTTTTTTATGTCTACCACATACTTCATATTCTTTACCATTATACGTAACACTATGTTTAGATGGATAATGACATTTTTTGTCTTTATTTTTACCACTTTTGTTAATAGCATTACAGGTTTCCGTAGGTAGATTTTGTTTAGTTTTAGAGTTGCTCTTAGGCATTTTAATTAATTGTATAAATTAATTGTATCAACTAATTATGATTACTGAAAATCACAATTAGTTGATAAAATCATTTTTGTTTAATTGATGGAATGAATGAATTATTGGGCATATGTTATTATAAATTAAAATTATATATTACGTGAAATTTTTTGATATAATGAATTTAATGTTGTTAATTCTCTTTCAACATCTTTAATCACTATTCTACACCTATCTTTAATTTTTTCACCTTGTTTTATTATAGTTTCAGAACATTTTGTGATTTCATTTAAAGATTGTACTTTTTTTTCTATTTTAATAATATTTTGTTCCATATTAATTAGATCTTTTTTAGTAATACTGTCTTTTTTATCATCTTTTTTATTTAAAAACTTACGAATAACTAAAGCTTTTGCTGTTGTGTAAGCTGCTTTTAAAGCAATATTACTAGTCATTGAATTTTTATTATCCCAAATAATAAAAATATCTGAACCAATGCGATGAAATATTTCATCATTTGGAAATCCAGATGGTATTTTATCTTGTAATGCACTATATACATATATACCGATTGAAGCATTTCTATTTTTTCTAGCTTTTTTAATTTCTATAATAGCATTAGATAATGATATATTTGAATTATCTTTTGCCTCTATTACTATTTTAGCACCTGGAGCTATAGATTCTGGTCCACATTCAATAACAATATCACCAACTTTACAATTTGGTATAATACCAGTTGTATAACCAGTACTTTTACAAATATCACCACATGGTGTTGAAAATTGTGTCAATCTCTTAAACAATGTTTCTTCAAATTCTAAACCTCGTTTTATAGATGGTTGTAATCTAGATTTTTCTAACATCTCAATTTTGGCTATTTTTATTGACAATTTATCTTGAAAATTCAAATTTGCTTCATGATGTTCTTTTAATTTTATATTTAATTGATTTAATAAACGATTAATAATTGAATCTGGTTTATCTAATGAAAATTTTGATGAAATTTCATTTAATTCTTTAGACATATTATTCAAATTATATTTATTTTCTTCTTTTATTTCTTTAATTAAACGTGTTAATGATGAATTATTATTATCCAAAGAAAATTCAGATAAAACAACAAGTTGTTGTTTCTTTATTTCTTTAATTAAACGTGATAATGATGATTTTTCATTATCTAAAGAAAATTCAGATAAAACAATTTTTTGTTGTTTCTTTAATTCTTCATCAACAATACTTCTTAATACATTTAATATATTATTTTTTTCACCAGGAGCAAACATACGTACTATATGTGAATCTTTACCAATCAATTCTTTTAATCGAATTGATAAATCACTATTAGGTCCAATGATTTTTTCTAATATATTTTCAATATCACCATTTTTACTAACAAGACGTTTTAAACGTTCATTTAACAAAACAATTTCATCTAATTCCTTAGATATATTATTCAAATTATATTGATTTTGTTCTTTTAATTCTTTAATTAAACGTGTTAATGATGAGTTTTCATTATCTAAAGAAAATTCAGATAAAACAATTTTTTGTTGTTTCTTTAATTCTTCATCAACAATACTTCTTAATACATTTAATATATTATTTTTTTCACCAGGAGCAAACATACGTGCCATATATGAATCTTTACCAATCAATTCTTTTAATCGAATTGATAAATCACTATTAGGTCCAATGATTTTTTCTAATATATTTTCAATATCACCATTTTTACTAACGAGACGATTTAAACGTTCATTTAAACGACCAGAATTTGGATGAAAATATTCTTTTAATTGTGTTTCTATTTTAGTTAACATATTATTTTGATATACTTCTAAATTTTTATCTAATTGATTTAATATATGATCACCTTCATTGCGTAATTTACTAGTATCTATTTGTGTACCAGCGTGTTTTAACGCTAATATTCCTATTTTTAAAGCAGATAAAGCATAATTTTGTCTTTCATTATCAGTATTAAATGAATATAGATGATTTATTGTTTCAATATCTGTTATATTTAAAGTAATTTTTAAACTTAATGTATTTGAATTTTTTTTATTTTCTATATTTTTTAACATTTTTATGAATTAATTGTATAAATTAATTGTATCAACTAATTATGATTACTGAAAATCACAATTAGTTGATAAAATCATTTTTGTTTAATTGATGGAATGAATGAATTATTGCGTATAGGTTTTTCTACATTGTCTTGGGCGACCAACTGTTCTAGCACTAGTCATTTCTGGTGTAGTCTTTTTATATTCAGTACATACACTCATTTTATCATCACCT